AACATTGAACTCAAAACCTTTGAACTCTCCGTTAAATACCTCATCAGTCTTTTGGTTAAACCAATTTCTTTTTCTTTCATTCTCCTCTTCAATAGTCTTCGCCTGCTTGGTGTATTGCTTATAGCTTTCATAGACTTCTTTTTCCTCATCAGAAACAAATGCGGTGCTTGACTCAAGCGGCACTTTATACTTTTCTTTTTGATTATTAAAAAATTTCTTTGCTTCAGCAACAGCCTTTTTTCTTTCTAATTTTATTTTTCTAATAGTTGACTCTTCATCAATGTCTTCGTCATATCTATACGATTCCATTAATGTGTCAATATCTTCAGCATCAAGACCTTCTTGTGTTGCTGATAGATAATTTTCAAGTAAGTCATTAGGGTCCATTGAATCGTAATCTTTTTTAAGACTCAAAAAATCCTCAAAACCTCTACCTGTTTCTTTTTTGTATTTCATATAAGCAGCGACATCTTCAGGCAAAGCCTCAGCTTCTTGTCTTTCTGCCGTCAATTCATCTAATGAATTAATTTGCTTATTGTATCTTTTTCCAATATATGAAAGAACTTGCTCTTCGCTTAATTCTGTAGGCTCATCAATTACAGGTGTCTCAACTACAGGTATTTCAATTGTAGGAGTTTCCACCACTGGAATATCTTGACCGGGTATTCTAACATCTTGAAATTGTTGTTCGTGCTTGTCTAGTAATTCTTGTTCTACTTGAGCTACACTTTTTTCTTCTGTTCCGTCTAATAATCTTACTTTCATTTTGATTTGATTTAATTTTTTACAAAGCTATACAATTTTTTTGATATTTTAACGAGGCTCAAATTCTCCTAAATCAAACCCATCTAAACTGTCCTCATTTGATTCAAAATCTAATGGAGGTAAATTGTTTTTTCTTTGATTTATAAGTTTAGACTGTTGACTATTTTGAAGACTAACTCGTTTATCTTTAGCGTCTTCCTTCAGTTGGTCTCTTTTGGATATTTTGTTGACCTCCATATTATTTAGCTCTAAATTGTAATTAAACTCCTCAGCCATTAAGTGAGATTTTAATTCAGCTTCTACTTGCATAGTCTTAATATTGTACTCAGTTTCCATCTGTTTTAATTGCATTTTCATCTGCAATTGACCTTGCATATTTTGCATAGCCGACTGTGCAGCTAATTGCTGAGCTTGCATTTGTTGCTGAGAAACCATAGCTTGTTTTTGCATTTCCAACTTTTCTTCTCTATCTTGCTTCTTAACCCTTTTTTGTTTTAATAATTGATTTGCAAGTTTAAGATTTCTAAGCTCACGAATATCAATAGCATCTTCAAGATTAATATCCCCTTTAGATAATGCCATTTGTACGTTAGCCTCAAGTTGTGCTTTTTGTTCTTCATCAGGAGCAACTTCAATAAAAATACCAAAGTCATAAATGTAAAGGTCTGCAATATCTCCTAAAATAGAAACATTGTATTTACCTATCTGATTAATAAACTCATCTTTGAAGTCAGAGTATTCTAAAATATCTGCAATTCTATAAGTTAATGCTTCCGACATTGAGCGATAGATGTATAATCCACCATCAAGTATGTGTCGGGTAGCTGTATTTGAATTAAGAGCTGCTAATTTTTGTAATCCAACTAATGAATTAGGGTCAGGAGTAGAACCATCTCTTGCTTCATTTAATCCTGTTACCGTTCTAATCATATCCATATAATGATTGTAATTGGTAATAAGCATTTGAGTTTTACCTGTTCCGTTGTTTGAGTTCAATTGAGTAATTGGAACTTTAGCATTATTAAAGTCTCCATCTTGAGTAAAACTTCTACCTACAACAGAACCTGTTTGAAAGTACAGTCTTAAAGCATCTTCAGGATTGTAAGCTGCTCCATTACCTAAATCAACTTCGTTAAGACCATCGGCATCAATAAATACACCATCAGGAACAACACGATTTATTACTTGTTGTAATTTTAAATGAGTAAGTTGAATAAGGTCTGCAAAAGGTATCATTCTACGAACCAAAGACTCTATAGCTCCCTTATACATTCTTGGTGCACAGGCTATATAGTTTGGCAATGCGTATTGTGATGCTGATTTTGGTCTAACCATATTCTCAGACATTTTCCACTGTAAAAGGATATTTGTTCCCATTACCATAATACCTTCATACCAAACATCAATAGTTTTTTCTATTTTCTCAAAATTACCTTCTTCCATCATTTGTGCAGGAGGATTAAAAGTATCATCCTTAGGTATTATTCGAGAACCACCATTGTCAAGAATTTTCTTCTTGTAAACTATTTTCTTTGTGGTTTTATAGTTGAAGTACATCAAAGTACAAGTGTCTCTTGAGAATACACTATTCTCATAGAATTGAGCTACATTATAATAGTCATACCAACCTTGACTGTATTGCGTTATTTCCTGTAAATCATCTTTGGTTAGTTTTTGGTCAATCTTCATTAATTCTGTAATTGCCATAGTTTTTATTTCTCCCCAATAGAAACAGTCTCTAAAGTAAGGGTCTTCGGTATAACTATAAACAATATTTGCAGGGTCAACATAAGATATTTTAACTCCTGCTCCTTGAAGAAATTCGTGCTTAGCTATAGAGATACCAAGTACTGTAGCATCGTAATCAAGTCTTTTTCTAATGTCATCATAATGATTAACATCAAACATTGTATTTAGAGCTTCTTCTTCTGCAATTTCAATAGCAGGTTTATAGTTTAGCTGCATATATAATGCTAACTCCTCATCAGTGTTTGGCAATTCTTCAGGGTCCATAACAAATGGGTCAACTCCTGAAAGGTCTTTAATCTTTGTTAAGATTTCTTTACCTGCCATTTGAGATTCCATCATCTCCTGATATTTATTCCTTTTAGATTGAGACATTGCATCTTGTGCGTATGCTTTCACTTTAAACAATCTTTCAGACATTCCATTAACGACAATATCAACGAATTTTGGAATAACAGGAACCGGTGTCCAATCTAAGTTTAAATAAGACAAATCTCCATCAATAGCTAATTCATTTTTATATTTACCAACGGATTGTTCTCCTCTTGCATACAATCTCAATCTATGAAACTCTCTCCATTGACTGTAGTATCTACAATTGTTTCCATCCTTTCTGAACCATTCGTATTGAATAGCTTGACCAACTTGTAGCCCAAATTGTTGAGATGCTTTTTCCGCATCAGTAGCTAACTGACTTGGAAATGCTGATGATGTAATATCTATTGTTACGTTTTTCATTTTATTAATTGACTTGTTGAACCATCATTAGAATACCTTGCGAAGTTAATACTTATTTTTGAATTTTTTTTCTCAGGTGTATATAAGTGCTTTTGATTAGCCATTATAGCTAATCCTGAACTAATGGATGCATCAAATTTATTTCTATCGTCTATATCAAATTTAGCCCAATCTTCAAGAGTTCTAGTAAAAGGCATAGTACCCATATCTCCGCCATCTCTATAATCTCCTGTAAAATCTATTCCAATGTATTTTTCTATATAAGACTCAATTGCCGATGCGTGAGATTGTTTAACATCTTCTGAAGAGTTAGGTATTCCTCCAAGTTCACGCTCTGTTTTTGTTAGTTTATTGTATTGTTTATCAGGTCTATTCAAACAGTAATTCCTGTAACCTCTATTTTTAAAATGATAAAGCAAACGAGGTTTATTATTTTCAATTAGAATTGGCATACCATAAAACACACAAGCCATAAGAACTTCCTCAAAAAATATCTCGGCAGTTTGTGGTCTAGCAACATACTCTAAAAAAAACTCATTTACAGGAGCCTCATCCATATGAAATTTAGTAAGTCCGTGTAAAGCTCCATTAGAACCTCTACCTCCAACTACTGCAGATATATCATAACTATCGCACCCAAATGAGCCAATATGTTCATTGCCGGGGTATTTCATTCCATTTTTTAAATGCACATTATTTTGAAGATATTTTGCAGGAGTCCAACTAACTTTAAACCTTCCTCTCGAATCAGGAGTAAATATAACTTTACTATCGTTCTCTCCATCTCTCCAATGAAAAAAACCTCTAGTTATAAAATGTTCTTTTATAAGGCTATCGTTGTAATCAATCTGTTGATATATTTTTGTAAGATTAAACAAAGACTGTTTACTCTCATCTCTAAATGCGTGTGATTCAGTTCTTGGAAACTGACGATAGAACTCATTTAAAGCATCGGCATCATTTTTAAGAGAGTCAACCTCAGCTTGCCAATAATCTACAGCTCCATTTTTTATCATCATACCATCAACTCCCATAACAGGTTCCTCAGGCTTATAGAAAACAGGCATACCATATCTATCAATGAATCCCTCCATATTCCATTCCATAGGAATAAACAAAGCATACAATCCGCTTTTTGTTTGACCATTAGCATTGCGACTTGCAACCGCTGAATCTTCAAACATATCTTTGTAATTCTGACCTCCTTTAGATAAAGCATTTGAGGTAGAACCCATCATACACTTTCCAATAATTTTAGAACCTAATCTAAGACAAGTTTTAGTTACTCGCCAATTCTCTTTAATGTTGTTCGGCTTAGTCCATTTACCTGACTCATCGTGAGCTAAGAATAATAACTTTTCTCCATCATAGGAGTTATCTTCTGTGTTTTTCCAATCTATTGATGTATCTAAACCTTCTATTATTTCATTTTCGGTTTCATACATATTTTTCTTAGTAATCTTAGTTGCAGGAACACGGAAAGCTAATTCTGTTTTTGGCTTGTCCATACCATCCATAATAGGTTTGAAGAAAAACGGAAGCCTGCTATTTATCGGAACCACTTTATCAGTGAACATCTTCTTAGCATCAGAACCTGTCTTAGATAAAATTCCAATCCTTGAATCACGAGCAAGAGTACCAACATTTACACATTCTGATGAAGACATAAACGAGAATCCTGAACGCCTAATTTTTAAGTATATCATACCAAAACTTCTTGAGTCAGCTCTACAGGCTTCCCAAAAAATCCAATAGATTCTATTTGCTTCACGAAAATCAGGATAGCCAACATCAATACTTGACCATTGAAGATACATATAGTGAGAACCTGTTATATAAGTTGGAGTTCCGTTATTCATAAACCACACACCATTCTCTCTGCAATCAAATTCATTTTCAATGTAATCAACCCATCTGTTCTTAAAGTCAGATGGCATTTCGTTCCATTGGAATATTGATTGTATTCTTGAGAGTTGTTTTGGAAGAGGTTCTCTTTCCCAATACTGTTCAGATTTTGTAGAGTGTCTTTGAAGACACTTTTTTGGAACCGGAGGCAACGCAATATAAAGACCGGCTATTTTTACAACATCTCCTATCTCTCCTGTTTTAGAAATTATTATAACATCATATTGGTCATTATAGCCATATAGCCAAGACTTATTGCCATTCTTTTTAGTAATAGAATGGGCAGGTATGTAATCTTTGACTACGGTGTATAAACTATTTAGACCTTCTTTCTGCAAACCCTTGTTTTGTATCAGTTTTACTTCCTCCTTTTTCAGACATCTCAATGCTTTCTCTTTCAGCTTCTATTCTATTTAGAATCTCGAATGCATCAAATATAGCTAACTTTTTTGTAGCCGCTGCATTTTTTAACTTGTCAGCAGCTAAATTTCCATTTTCCCCATCTGAATCATTATAGTTATTCAAAATAGGGTCTTCCGCAATTTTAATTAATTCTAATACCGCCTTATGACCGGCAGCAATTATTTTTAGTTTTGTTTCTTTAGTTGTCATACGATTATCTATAAAACATTACATACACCATTCGCCCTTCTTTCCAACCTGTGTTGGGATATTTACTATGAAAGTAATTAGAAGGGTACATAAGAGCACGATTGGGTCTATATCCTACTACAGAATGAAGTTCCCAACTTTCTAAGTTATTTTCTTCCTCTGAACGAAATTTATCTGTTTCTTTATCAGAAATATTTAAAGGCATTTCATATCCAAAATTTTTATGTTTCCAAAAAGCGGTTCCGTGGAGCCCTTCTTTTGTAGATGGAGATATATATAGCACAAGTGCTCTTTCAGGTCTAATATTACCTGTTTTTGAATCTGCGTGTATTCTCCAATCAGTATCAAACTCTTCAGTTGATACTCTAAAAAATCCTAATAAACATTCTCTTTGGATTCCATCAATAGCAGATAGCTTTTCTAAAACATATTTATCAAAAACTTCGTTGCTATATTGCACCCAAAAATCTTTATCTCCAACTTTTATAGCTTGAAAATCATTTACTAATAATAGTTTGTAAATAGAATCGTAAACTCCTTCTTCTAAAAAATCATCTACAATATTTATCATAGCTTCACGGTTATTTGATGGTCATACATACGATATAATTTCTCTCCATCAACAGTAAATTCGTATTCACTATCGGGAGAGAAACAGATATAATCCCCTTGTTTTATGCCTTGACTTAATAGGTATTCATTTGGATAGACCATCTGCCCCATTAAAGGTTCTTCTTTTATGAATTTTTTTATGTAATAATCTGTAGCAGAAATTGGTCTAACAAAGCAATACTTATCATAAGCATTCCAAGTGTCGCCTTTTTTATACAAAAAGAATTGGTCTGTTTCTATAAAGAATAAGTCATCTTTGAAGAAACTCTTGCCGCTTTTTTGACGACCTCTCATATCATTATAATACTTAAAAGCATTATGATGTACAAGAAGTATGTCTCCTATCGAGATAGGACCGCTGTAGCCTGCAGGTAGCTCGATAACTTTTGCATATCTATTAGAAAACTTGTGGTCTTCTTCTGAGGTACTAACTATAAAGTCAGTTCCTCCAATATCTTTTGTATTATCGTAACGCTTTCCATTTACAGGCTTTGCTATAAAGTAGAATGGAGATTTCATTAAAAGTCTATATTAAATTCGATTGAAATTGGAACCGTAAAGGTAAACTCTTTCCACAAAACTACCTCTTCTTTTTTGTTAATAATATAGATTTGTATTGATTGTGTAGATGAATTTCTTTTAATGTGATGAATTTCATTTGAATCTCCTAAAACTTTTTGACCAACTATGTAATGCATAGCACCACTTTTATAGTCAGGTCCTATTGATATTTTTCTTATGTCCATTATTCAATTGTTATTTCTTCTTCTACTATTATGTATTCATAACCTGAATTTTCAGCTTCCTCTAAAGATAGTGTTTCAGTATATGCCATATCTCCTAATAGTATTCTATATTTTGTTAGTATCATCGTGTTAGTGTTGGAATTGTTACTTGTACTAAATCTAAAATCGGAGAATCCTGTTGCGTTACACTACTACTTGTAAATACTATAGATGAATTTAAAACTGTTGTAGGTATATTAGCAGAAAGCGTTTGAGAAAATACTTGTGTATTTGAATTATCATATAATTCAAAAGTAATTAATGATGTTGATGTACAAGTTATTATAGCTCTAAACCAATAAGAATTTGTTAAAACAGCTGCAATTGGATGACTGGTAAAAGTATATGCACTTGTTGAACTTCTAGTAGAAGCTGATGCTGTTTTTCCCACTATTGTATCAGTTGTTGCTCCTCCTACAAACTCAAAATAAACACCATTTGTAGCATCAACAGAAGATGCAGGACCGTCATAAAATCCAAATCTCATTGTTGCTCCACTTGTTGCTAAGTATTGTAGTTGAAATAATAATTCAAATTTATAACCTGCCCCTACAACCATCATACCTGCTGATGTAGCTACAGGTGTATTTGTAGTTGAAATCCAAGCACCTGAATTTAATATTCCAGTATTTCTAAAATATAAAATACCGGGATGATTTGCTGTAGATGCTTGAGCTCTAATTTGTCCTGAACTTATTAATCCACTTTGAAAATATCCTGTTGGTAAAACAGGAGAAAAGAAATCATTACTAAAAGCATAATTTCCTGTTCTAATATCAGCAGATTGTTTATTGTTAAACGTATTAAAATTTGAAGATGTCAAATATCCATCTACAGAAGCTGTAGCTGCAGGCATAGATATAACAGGAGTAGTTCCTCCTGTAGATGCAACTGGTGCAGTAGCTGTTACTGATGTAACTGTGCCTACTCCTGCTCCAATAGCTGTTCTAAATGAAGAAGCATCTAATGTTGATATTGAGTTATCTGCATTAACTCTTATAAATGTTATTGCTGATGGATTAACAAGCGTAAATAAATTACTTCCTACTGTATTTGCTCCTAAAGATGCTCTTCCTGTAGAAGCAGTTAAGCCAGTTGCTCCTCCATCCCATTTATTTCTATCTGTATATGCTGTATCCCAATTTGTGTTATTATAACTAGCTGTTGTTGGTATTAAATATCCTGATGTAAGACTAAATACACCTGTTGTATTTGTATATGTTAACCCTGTTGCTGAAGATGATAATGCCGTTAATCCTATACCTCCAAGTCCTGCAAGTGTATATGTAGGAACATTTAATACTCCTGATGACAATGTACTTGCTCCACTACTTCCTGTTACAGTTAATGATGTAAATACAGCTGTTGGAGGTGTTGGTATGTTTAAAACATTAGCTGCTAATGTTGCTGCTCCGCTACCTGTTGTAGTAAGAGATGTTATTCTATTCAAATATGCCTGATTCCAAAAACCGGCATTTGTTATCCTGCTATCGGCTAAAGTTCCAGTCCATCCTAATGTTAAAGATACTCCTTGTAATAAAGCTGTAGAAGGAGAGCCTCCTAATGTCAATGTTATATTTGTATCATCAGTTTTAGTTAAAGCCGCAGGAGTGATTGTCGGACCTGTACTAACAGACCCATCAGCCATTAAGTACTGCAAACTTGTTCCTCCTGTTTTTATGAATGAAGTTGCAGTAATATTACCTATAAGATTTATATTATTAGTAGCAGTATTACCTACTAATAATACATCGTTCAATCCGGGTGTTGTTAAAATAGGAGTGTTTATCCATTTTATTCCTGTTGCTGTTTTGGAAAGTAATTGTCCTGTTGTTCCAATAGCAGAAGTTTCGTCTTGTATATTTCCCGGTATTACTTTAGTCAAAGTAATATTACCTGTAAGAATAATGTTTTTAGTAGCTGTGTTTCCTTTATCGAGTACCTGTTGTAAGTTATCTACAGGTAAATTAACCCAATTTATACCTAACAACCCTTTACTAAGAAATTGATAAACAGTTCCTTGATTTCCAAGTGAATCTTCAATATTATCAGTTTTTATTAGTGTAGCGTCAATATTACCTATTAATGTAATATTTTGAGTAGCAATATTCCCTACATTAAGAACTTGTTGAAGTGATGGAGTAGGGAAATTAGTTGAAAATAAATGCAACAATTCCCCTAACGAAAAGTTTTTTGTCGCAAGAGGAATTGGAGAAGGGATAGGTCTAAGAGCTTCTGTTCCTATTAGCCTATCGCTTAATTCCAAAGGAGTATCGGCTGATGGATAAGTAGCTATTTTTGACATTATGTATTTTATTAAATGTAAACTCTAATCTCTAAATGTAAACTTAATCCATCAATACTGTCAATTCCATCGTTTTGCTCTATGATAACAGAGTTTCCTCCTGATGCAGTCATATTAATATTTCTTGTTCCTCCTTCAGAGTCGTAAACTTTACAAAATTGTTTGTTTGGGAAAAAAGTTTTTGAAACAGGGAAAGCACCAGTTAATGTTCCTGTAAAAACCCCTGCAGAAGTTCTTGCCCAAGAAATAGAACCTATTGAATTATATAGCGGAGTTATTGAAGGAGCTTCTCCTCTTTCTTGATTAAAAAACACTACGTATGCTTTATAGGCATTTGAAGGAGCAAGAGCAAGTATATCTGAAATGACATAGTTCTTAGTCATTAACAAATCACTAATATCTGTTCCAAGAAGATAATCTCCTAATTGAGGAGGAGTTGGTTGTGGATATGTACTAATCTTTGCCATCTTAGTTTAAGGTTAACAAGTATAAAATCTTATCTATTAATCCAATCATTTCATCTATAATGTTTTGTAATTCTGATTGGTAGTTGTCTCTCTCGGTATCAAGAGTTGAACGTAACTCTTTTAAATGAGTAGTAGCGTCTAATACTTTTGACTCAGGAATTACAATTTCACATCTTTTATTTCTACCAAAATATGCTTCAGTAAAAGTATCAGTTAAATCAAGTATTCCATCATAATATTCATTTAATGCTTTGTGTTCTGCAAATGATGTTGTTTGAAGATGTGCAATGTGCATTGCATCTCTTGATTGAAACAATGCTCCTATTAATTTACCTGCTGTCATAGTTATTCTGTTTTATGAGTTACCTCTCCTGTTTGAATATTGATTACTGCATCTGCACCATAAGTATCAATTAATGACTTTTCGTGTGCTGAAAATTCTATTTTTAACTCTTCAATATGACGTAATATTTGTTGCTTTTGTAGCTCCATATCTCCAATAGCCATCTTTGCTTTATTGAACTCTGAGTTTAATTCTTGAATTTTTGTTAATTCTGCTTGCGTTACTTGTTGCATTTTATTTAGATTTAATTTTTTATCGCATTGTTGATGCTGTCTTAGAAACTACAACACCTGTTGCTCCTATAGTAGCTAAATAACTACCAACAGAAACTAATCCTGCAGGAAGACTAATAGGTGCTGTTGCAATTGCTGTACCTATTGCTCCTAATAGCAATGAAAATCTTAAAACTTTTTTAAAAAATTTTGGAGTAGGTTCTGATAATCTTTCTAGTAATTCCATTTTATTCAATTGTTAAAGTTATGTCTTTTGCAGTTTGCATTTTTTTAAATAATTTTTCAAAAGCTAATCTTGAGTTTCCAACAAAATCTTTTGAACGTGTAGTTCCTACCAAAATACAACCATCGGTATCGTGATTTGTATTACCGCTATGAATACGAACTCCTTCAAAGTTAGGAACTTGTAATAATAAAGGTAGTAATTTTTTCATTCTAACTGATTCGTTTATTATTACTTTATAAGTGCCTTTAGGAATTGCAGTTTCCGATTTTATTTTTACTTCACGCTCTACATCTTCTAAAGTATAACATTCAAACTTACCATCAATAGATAATTCTCCAATTGTTGACCTATCTGTTTTATGTAATCTTTTTAAAGTAAGTATCATTTGTTTAGTTTTTTATAGCTCTCAAATTCCCGTTTCAACTGCTCGTGGTCTTTTGCTAATTTATTATATTTTTCAGTTAATTCACGATGTAGTTTTTCCCAGTTTTGAGATTGTTCAACTTCTCTAGCATAAGATATTTGTACTTCGTTAAATTGGTTTTGGATACTTCTACAATCTAGTCTTAATTGTCTAACTTCTTCTTTTAGTGTTTCTCTTTCTGCTTTTAATTCATCAGCTAAACCACTATAAAGATTCTCAACTTTTGTCAAGAAATCAGCTTTTAAATTCTTTTTATTTGCAAAATAATTTGCTAAAGTGGTAAATGTACCCGCTCCAACTATTCCTTGCCAATTCTCTGTTAACCATTTGATAATCATCGACCTTGCCCTTTATACGCTTTCACGTAATTCTTACTTGTTTTTAAAGTACTTGTTTTTGTCTTAGAAGCTACCCCTTTTGATTTGGATTTCTTTTCGTAAGAACCGTCTTGTTGCTTAACCTTTGCCATCTTACCAAAGAGCGTTTACAAGAGTTGCCGTTGTTCCTGTTGCTCTAAGTTTTAAAACTTGAATAGGAAGTGTTGTTCCTGCAGGTACACCATTAAATGTTATTTGGTCTCCACCAATTGTAATAACAGATACATTACCTGTTCCTCCAACATATAAAAAACAACCCGGATTACCCTGACCTGCTTGTGAAGACATAGAGTATACAGTGTAAGTCTGTGCTGTTGCTGTAAAAATATTAGCATTTAATGTAATTTGAGTTTCACTATCTACAGATACTACAGTAGCTGCCAACAAACCTGTATCATTATGAACTACATCTCCTATGTAAACAGGATTAGTTATAAAATTTGCAGCAGAATTAATTAATTTAAAAGCTGTTGCAGTTGTATTAGTTCCTAATGAATTTACTGCGCCCGGAAAAGCAATATCAGCATTATCTGATGGATGAGCTCTTAATGCTCTTGAGAATGTTGTTTTAAATACTGACATAGTTATTTATTTTCTTTGTTATAAAATACTTTATTGACTAAAAGGTTAGGGTTGTTTAATGCTTGTTTTCTTTCAGCACAACCACAAGGTTTTCCTGTAGCTTTTGAAACTGTATCTACTGCATTTTTAATTCCTGTAGCAGTAGTTATTTTTTCTATTGTATCTCCTAATCCTTTTGATTTCATTTTGTAAAGATATTAAATTTTATTAAACTTTTGAAACTCTATTTCCCATACCAACTCTTGACTTCTCTGCTTTCTTAGCAGCTAATTTTGAAGGGGATATTTGTGATATAGTCTTTGGTGTCGAATTTGACACCTTTACTTTTGGTCTGCAGTACTCATTACTTCCTCCTGCTCCACAAGCTTTACCTGTTCTAGTGTCGGTCCACTTCTCTTTTTCCCACCTTTTTAATGATGTACCTGCCTCAGTCTTCCTTACAACTCCTGAACCCTTACGGCATTTAGCAATCGCTTGAGAAGCTCTTGCGGATGGAAAGACATCATACTGAGCTTTTACTTTTGTATAACAAGCATCCTTTGGCATCTTATTTCTTTTTAGCAGGTATAACTCCGCTTGCATCAGGGAATCCTTTTTTTGTAGTTTTACCTACATTCCCTTTTAACATTTTCATTTTACCATCTAATGATTTCTTAGACTCGTATTGCTTAGCTTTCTCAATTACTTTTTTCATTAGTATTTTCCTTTTCTATTTGATGGATTTGGTGTGGTAGAACCTCCCGGTCCTGCCCATAAGTTTTTACACGCCCAATACCTTGGAGTTAATTTGTCATTGGCATTAGCGCAATCGTGTCTTGCTTTAAAACTCTTACGAGCAGCAGCACTGTAATTATTGCCATAACCTTTTGCTCCAAAATGGAGAAGTTTTTCTTCTCCATTGGAACAAGCTTTTACCATCTTCTTCTTTCCCGGTCTATCCGATGGAACAGGATGGTTGCATTTCATATTTGCTTTATTAGCCATATTATTCAGTAACTACTTCTTTAACATCAGTAAGGTCTCTACTGTGATGACCCGGGTCTATTCTTTCAGGAGGAGGTATGTTTAATACCACTTCTTGAACTTCTACTACTTCAGTTACTACTTCAGGAACTACTACTTCTTCTTTTAATTTCTTTGCCATTTTTCTTAAAATTAATTGTTAGCAATAAGGATTAGTTCCCTTCATCCCTTTTTTAGATGCACCGCTAAGAACTTTTTTTGAAATCCCTTTGCTGCCGCCTTTCATACCACCGGTCTCTTTAATCATACTGTTTCCGCTTACGCTTGGCGGTTGTAAACGAGATGAACCCGGTAAATTCGGAGTGTCTTTTTCTTTAGCCATTATTTCTTTTTGATTGCTGTTTTAACCATTCCTTTTACTGCTCCTTTTACTGCCCCTTTGACAGCTCCTTTAAGTGCTCCTTTGATAGCAGGTTTTGCTGCTGCCATTGGCATCTGCATTCTTGATGATGCAGGTAATCCCGGTGTTGCTTTTGCTTTTGCCATTTTGTTTTAATTTAGTTGTTTATTGTTCTTTTTCTTTTAAATACTGAGTTCCCAAGGTGTTTTTTAAACCTGCCAAGCCTTGAAGTTTGCCTGAGCCGGTCTGTGTACGACCTTTATCCTTTGAAGCTCTTCGTGCTTCATTAAGTTTTTTCTGACCTTCATCAACAATTTTTTTTCTTGCATCTGCTCTTTTTTGAATATCAGCTAATGCAGTACCGACATCGGTAACTTTTGAATTTGTAGGAGTAGCTGCTAATGGAGTGTCGGGTCTGTTTGTTTTTTTAGGGTCCGGCATAATTTCTATTGTTTAGGAGGTTGTGCTGCCTCGGGTTGTGGTTGTGCTGCTTGTGCTGTTTGAGCCATCTTCATTTGAGACATAGCATCAACTTGCTGTATAGCATTATTTGCAGTTTGCTCGTACTTGCTTGAAACTCTTTGTTGAGTCATACCTCCCATATTAGGAGCGGCTTGTAGTCCTGAGCTAACAGGTTGAGGTTCCGGAGTAGGTGCTAATGGTGTATCAGGTCTTGTCATTGTTATTAAAAATCAGATGGTTTCATTCCTTTTAGTGCATTACCAGTATTATTCATTTCATTTTTTGATTGGTTTTCTTTTGCTGCTTTCAACGCCTTATCAGCATTATCTTTAACTCTTCTTTCTTCAATAAGTTTTTTCATACTTCCTTTCATTGATTCTGCAGCTTGTCTTTCTCTTTCTTGTTGCATACCGACAGGTTCAGGAGTTGGTGCTAAAGGAGTATCAGGTCGGTTGTGTTTACTCTTGTCTTTTTTAAGTTGGTCCATTGTAATTATTTTTTAATTAATAACTTTGTACAAATGTAATAAAAAAAAATTAAATGAAATCAAATCAAAATGATTACCTAAAATATTGGAGAGTTATAAGACAATTCGTAAAAATAAAATACGAACTAACTCAGGCTGATTTAGATATGTTGCTATTCTTATACTCTGAAAAATATTTTGACAAAGATAAATTTGAAGAATTTCATAGCCTCCTTGGTTGGGATAAAAACAGATTTGAAAGACTTAAACAACAAGGATGGATTCAGGTTTTTAGAAGTCCAATGACTCCCGGTGGAAGGAAAGCAATATATCAATTATCATTAAAATCTAATTCTATGATTCAGTCGATATATAGAAAACTAAACGGGGAAGAAATCCCCGTTAGTAGTTCAGGCAATAAAATGTTTCATAGAAACGTATCGTACTCAGATAAAGTTTATCGTGATATGATAATCGAAATGAACAAAACTATAAAACAACAACGACATCGTTCTCACGAATAATTGTGTACTGCTTGTCATCAATTATCATTGTGAATCCGTGTGCCTTATCATAGTATATGTCATCATCTTTCTTGATGTGCGGAACATCAGTTCCTGCTTCTATTACTAAGCCACGTTTGTAACGCATCTGATTCATATCCTCTCCCGAGAGAAATAATCCTGATTCCGTTTTCAATTCTTCATCAATGGTCTTGATGACTATGTATTTACCGATTGGTTTAAGTGCCATAATTTAATACTTAAATGTTAACACTTTAACCACATTCATCTGAGCATCCAAAATATCTCCGATGGTCTTATCAAACAACAACCTACACAAAGGTCTCTCTGAACTTGGGTCAGCATTATCGTTTAATAAATCTGCCAATTCTGCACAAAGCTCTTTTGCTCTTTGCACTTTTTCATCTCCTGAAGGATTGAATGTCAATCCAACTAATTTTTCTCCGAATGTTAATTCTTTTTCTGCCATTTTAATTTAATTTAATTGATTAATTTTATAAAAATAGGTGTTCGTTCCCCAACGTATGCACATTCAATATTGAACTCATAGAACTCAATAGCTTCTTGCTCGTTCATCTCTTGAGTCATTAGTATCTCGATAACCTTGTCAACAGAATACACAAGTCTTCCTTCGGACCATACTCCAATGATGGCATCATCTAATCCATCAGCTTTTAAGAATCCCTCTTCCGGGTACTCATCTAATATTCTTTTTAGTCTTCAGCTTGCACATAAGTACGAGCTAACGTAATTATGGCGTTAGTGCTCAAGATTGTTACAGCTACACTCACTGCATTCTGTAATGCTGAACGTGTTACTTTCAATGGGTCAATTACTCCCATCTTTATCAGGTCTCCAAACTCTCTTGTCTTCAAGTTGTAACCTTGTCCTTGAGCAACTCCATCTTTATAAATGTCCGATGCTTTCAATCCTGCGTTGTCAAGTATCTGCAAGAACGGAGCCATAAGTGCACCTTTCAAAATCATCACAGCCGCATTATACTCAGGGCTTTTGTCCTCATCTATGCACAAAGCTGCTGACTCTTCAAGTAAAGCCTTTCCTGCACCCGGAAGAATCCCTTCCTCTAGTGCAGAACGCACTGCACAAACAGCATCATCAACTCTATCAAACAACTCTTTCTGCTCCAAATCGGTCTGTCCACCTACGAAAATTACCCCAATTCCACCCGTTAAAGAGGCGATTCTCTCCAAAATAAAGTCCTTATCGTGCTTTTTTGTGGCTATTTTATGGGCATCCCATAGCTGATTTACCCTTTCCTCAATAGCTTTTTGGTCTAATTTCAGGTCAGATTTGATGATAACAGTCTTGTCTTTGCTGACAATTACCTTAGCTGCGTGCCCAAGGTCTCCATAATTGATAATACTCAGGTCATCCCCGGTCTTCTCACTGAAGTATGTAGCCCCAACACTGATAGCAATGTCGTGCATTAACTCGTGCTGCTTGTACCCGAAGCTCGGAGGAGCAACTGCACACACTTTGATATGACCCTTCATCACGTTTGCCGCCAAACTATTAATCAAGTTCTGACCACAAGGAGAAATGATTAGCAACTTTTTACCTTCTGAAACAATTGGTTTCAATACGTTCTCAATCTGAAGGATATTTGTAATCTCCATATCAGCTACCATTACCATAGTGTCTTCAAAGACACACTCGTCTTTCTTTTGGTCATTGATAAACATAGGGCTCAAGTACCCTCTATCAAACTTCAACCCTAATGTGGTTTCAGCATAGGTCTCTGTACTTTGGCTTTTCTCTACCGTAACAATCCCTGTCTTACCTACATCTTTGTACACCTCAGCGATTATCCTTCCAATCTCTCGGTCATTGTTTGCAGATATACTCGCCACATCTACTAACATTGTACTCGTAACTCTCTTGCTTCGTCTTCGTAACTTATCCACCACCTTGTCGCTTATCTCCACCATACTTCTCAGGACCTCAGTTCGGTTCATATCCTCACTGATAAGACCAAGCCCATTAATAACTAACCCTTCAGTTAGAACAATAGCTGTGGTTGTACCATCTCCTGCTGCGGTAGCAGTTCTGTCGGCAGCTTCCTTCATCATCTTAACCGCAAGGTTCTCACTCGGGTCCAATAAGTCAATTGATTTTGCAACTGTTACTCCATCTTTGGTAACAGTAATACCGTGGGTGTGGTTTGGGGATTCAATTAGTACAGGATTTCCTCCCGGACCCAATGTACTCTTTACAGCTTTGGACATTTTTGTAACGCCACTAACTAATTTCTTCCTGCCTGTGTCTCCAAAACACAAATCTTTAGGAGAATAACCTTGATTTTCTAACATTTGATTTGATTTTTAATTGTTACGTGCAAATATAGTACAATAAAAGTTAATTAATACACCTTTTGAAAAAAATATGCGTTAGCAAAACAATATTATTGCTATGTTGTTGTTGTTCTCATCTTATGTGTGTGTCGGAATGTCGATTTTAAGTTTTCCCTACTCTCTCTTAGAAAATACTATTATATATATATTTTTTCTGACTATAAAACTTATTCTTTTTTGACATTATCGACATTAAAAGAATAAAGAGTTAATAATTAAGAAGTTACAAAAATTAAGTTGTCGCAAAAACAACATAAAATATAACCGGTTCTGTCGATTATAAATAAAAAAACCCACATTTTAAAAATATGGGCTGTTTCATAAATGGAATTTTACTAATCGCAACCGCAACTGTCTTCTTCCATCATCTCACTCATAGCATTTCCTCTTGCCACAATAGAAATCTTTTCAGATACCTTCATAGCTTTCTTCATCTGAGCAAGTTGTGCAATACCCGTTTGTCCATCAGGTCGGTTGTTAATCAACATACCATCTTTTACTGTTAAACCCGATTTACCTAAAGAACCATTCTGTTGGTAAATACTGTTTTTTAAATTTAAAGGTTGTTTCATTTTGCGAAATTTTAAAAGTTCATTACAAAGATAGGTTTTTTTTCTTATCAGGTGTATATACTGTTTGGGTAGTATGGCGGTTTGGCGAGCCGACCCCTCGCAGGAAAGTGAGATTTTTTTAGAGGGGTGGGGGGGCAATTCCGAAAAAAGTCTCAGATTTTTTAGGCTTTTTGCTACAGCCTACAGCCTCCCGCTCCCGCTACAGCCTACATCTACAGCGACCAATACAGCGACCGATACAGCCCCGCTACAGCGACCAATACAGCCCCGCTACAGCGACCCGCTACGCTCCGCTGTAGCCCTCCGCTTTGTGTCTTTAAAGACACTTAAAAAACGTGCGAAGCCCCGCAAACAAAGGGTTCACGCCCTCCGATAAAAAAAACATCTTATAAAGTACAATAATTAGACCCTTGCGAAGCCCTATAAACATTGAGAAAATGAGATTTTTTTAAAAAAATATCAAAAAAAACTTGCGTACTATGTAGCAATGAACTACTTTTGAACTCAGGATAGACGAAGAATGAGGGTCATTTGGGAGCTAACTAACTGAAAATCAATTAATTAACATTAAATTTTAGAAATTATGAGTACACTTTTAACAATCGAGGCGGCTTTTTTAAGCAATTCACAGGTAGCAACAGCAATCAATTTGCGAGAGATTAGAGGGCTTCAAAGAACTTTAGCCAACGGGCAAAAAAAGAAATTTCAACAGACTTTGGAATTATCGGCTAAGGTGGTGGAGGCTGTAAATTGGTTTTCATCCGAAGAGGGCAAAACAGTAACAGCCGAAGCGGGCATTTATTGGACAAACGAGCAAATCGGAAACAAAGTTTTTGGATGGCAAAAAAGCTACTTTTACAAAGTAGTTAAGGCGGGCAAATTGGAGGCTACAAAGGTGGAGCAATTCAACAGCCTATGCGATGAAGCCGAAGCGAGAGGCGAAGAGCCAAACAGAACTTTAGAGGGCTTATTGAAATTTGCCCGCTTAGGTGGTGGAGAGACCAACAGCGAAGCGGGTGGAGAAGAGAGCGGAGAAGAGGGCGAAGAGAGTGGCGAAATCGGGGTTGAAATTCGCATCCCGACAATTTTCACAATGACTTACAAAGGTGGCAACAAAAACGTATCAATTCGCATCAATGAGGCGGGTGCAATTGCGACCACAAACAGCACCGAAGAAATTTTGGAGGCTATAGCATTTTTAACTAATTCAATCAATCAATAATTTGTGTCTTCAAAGACACTTTAAAACCAATTTTTTTATGAGAGCAACAGCACAAACAGGCGTAATTTACACGACTACAGGAGAAACAAGAAGAGGACAGGTAACAGGCTACCACAGTAAGCCACAGCCAAATTTTTTAAACAAAACAGCCCACAGGGTTGATGTTGCGGGGCTTAAAGCCATAGAGCAAAGAACAGCCATCAAATTTGATGGTAGAGAGTACGAGAGCAAATTTACAATCGGGTTCGAGGTTGAAAAAAATCAACTAAGCCGTAATGCTGTGAGAGAGTACGAGCTTTTTTGCGGGTTCGAGACAGACAGCTCTTGCGGTTACGAGGCGGTTACTCACATTTTACCTTTGCTACCTGCGGGGCAATGGAGAACAAAAGTTTACGATATGATGTATAAGGCGGAGCGTATCATAGACGACAGCCACAGCCCAAGCGACAGACGATGTGGCGGACATATCACAATCGGGGTCGATGGCTTGAATGGGGTTGAAATTAACGACTTAGTTCGAAAAAATGCGGGTATCGTTTTAGCCTTATTTCGCAAGCGTTTAAATAACACTTATTGCGGGTCTAATCGTAGAATGCAACCCGAGTATGAGAGCCGATACAATTCAACTACAGGCTACCACTACAGCAACAGCGGATGGCATCACAAGTACCAAACAGCCCTTGTAAAAGGTCGCACTTTAGAGTTCCGAGTACCGAGCAAATTCGAGAGCGTGAAGCAAATGATGAGACGATACGAGTTGTTTTATGAGTTGGTAAACTACAGCGTAAACAACCCGAGAGGTACAAGCGAGAAGTTTCTTAAAACCATCAAGCCAATCATCAAGTCGATGTACAACGGAGACGACAGCAAGACAGAGGAAATTTTGAGACTTGCGAGACTATTCCAAAAGTTCATCAATAAGGGCGAAATTCATCCCGATATTGCAATGTTCCTTTAGCAAGCAAAGGGGCGGGAAACCGCCCCGCTGTATGCGGATGAGTGTCCGCACTGATGAGCCCAAAAGGGCGAAACAGCAACCTAAAATTTTTGAGTTATGAAATTAGAAATTTGTTTAAAATCGTTTGCCTTAGCTGTAGTTTATTTGTCCTTAGCTGTAGCCCTTACAAGCGGGAAAGTTCAGGAGTTCATCAAATTCAATTCGGTAGATGCGGAGATGTTCGCCTTTATCCTTAGCAGTGGGATGGGTATTGCTTGCTTAGTTGCTTCACTAAAACTAAAACGATGATAGTGCGAGAGGCGGGCAAATTTTAAAGCGGGTGGAGTGTCTTCAAAGACACCCCGTACACCGATGAGTGTCGGTGCTGATGAGTTCAAAAGAACGAAACGGAAACCTAATCTAATCAAGATGAACAAACAAGACAAGGCGAAAGCCAAAGAGCAACACCGTAGAGCGACAGCTTTTTATGAGTGGTTACAAAAAATGGGTAATGTTTATATGGCAGACACCCGCAGAATGGATAGAGCAATTTTAATCTTGATTGAAAATGTGTAGCGTGGAGCAGATTCAGGAGGCAATACTTCGGGATGGGGTAGCCTTCATAAATGTGTGGTCGCAAGATTGCGATGGAGTTCAGGCACAATACCACAAAGAGTTTCAATCGGTGGAGGAGTTTTTAGCGTGGGAGGTGAATTTTTACGAGTGGGCAGAGGGTCGCCAAGGCTATAGCCTAACAGACAAAGACAACCTCGATGAGGCAGTTACGTGGGGTGGATGGGGCGATTACTAAGCCCCGCCAAGCCCCATAAACAAAGGGATTTTAAAAATAATTGACATTTTATTTGGTAGTGTCGAAATATCGTTCTACCTTTGTCGAAATTTAGTTCAACAAATCAATTAATCAGTGTCTTCAAAGACACAAAAAACCAAAACAAATGAGAGTTACAACAGAAAAAATTTGCAGAGCTTTTGAAAGCAGAAGAGCGTTGACCTTAGGGAACAGCAAAACAGATGGAAACAGCCTTTGGCTATTCGGGAATGAAATTGCCCAATGGCGTGAAGATGGAATTTGGATTACCAATGCGGGGTGGAACAGCAAAACCACCAAGGAAAGGTTGAATGGATTAACGGGAGTTAGCATCCAACAAAGAGAGGGCAATTTGTACTTGAATGGGAATTTTTGGCAAGGCGAGTGGACAAGCGTAAATGCTAACAACGGAATAGTATCGACCCCGCAAGAGGCAGTGCTATTTGACATCACAAGCGAGTGGAAAGGTAAGTACAGCAAGCCAATCTATGCTGTAGCCCACAAGTACACCGAGGCAGACCTATCCGCTTGCGAGTGCATATTGAATGCAAACGGAATAGTGCACAGAATTATCGAGAGCGACACCGAAGGAGAGTACAAGCCTAATTACTTCTTAGTAGTTCGCCCTCAGGATTACGACTTAGCTTTAACTATTATTAATCAAAAAAATGTTACGCAGTGTATTTAGTATTTTTTATCGTGTTAGTTTCAATGCTTGCTTCAAGTTGTGCAAGTAGATGCAAGCAACAGCGTAGATATTGGAGCAACCACAGATGCGTATAAATTCATAGGGGAGTGTCTTCAAAGACACTCTCGCTGTCTCGGAGTGAGTGCTCCGACTGACGAGACCAAGAGGTCGAAACAGCTAACTTAATACCTAAAAAAATGAGCAGTAATGACATTTTAATTGCAGAATTTATGGGGTTTCAAAAAACCTCAATCGGTTGGTTCGACTACAATGAACACCTTTGTTTACCAAACACATCAGACAATACTTTTGATGAGTTGAAATTTCAATCAGATTGGAATTGGATGATGCCCGTAATTCAGAAGATATTAGATATATCTTTGAATTTAGATAGTATGGAAATGTACTATAACATAACAGACAGCATACCTAAAATTGACCAAACATACAAAGAGGTGGTAGAATTTATTATTAACTATAACACTACAGAAAATGAGCAGAATTAAAATCACAAAACAAGATGAGTTCGTGTGGTTGTTGGTAACAGACAAATCACGTGAGATTTTTATGAGCGGGTTGTTTGAGTTGTACATCCTTTACAAAGATGACAGCGAGACCCTAATCGAGGGCTACTCTCAATTGCTTGAGGCACTTGAGAACGGAATGGACATCGGCATCGAAGTAGGACATTTGAATGAAGATAAATTAAAAGATGACCAAGTGTTTCTACAGAAGCAAATCGTTGACAAGGCGGGCATCAATATCGTATCGTGTGGAATGTGTGCCGAGGTAATTTTGCACAGACTTACGGATGAAACTATACTTTGCCCTCATTGTGAGTTCAATTCAGACCCTTGCGATTTTCCCGACCTAAATTATTAATCAGATGGAGGCAACTAAATCGTTTAACGTGTATTACGATGGCGTATTCGTACAGACCATAACAGCCCACAGCGGGTTCGAGGCAATAGACAAAGTTTTCTATTTGTACATAGAGAAACACCCGACCCTCGAGAGAAAAAAATTCAGTACTAAAAAATAATTCAAAATAAATTTGGCAGTGTCGATTACTTGTCGTACCTTTGTCCAATATTAGTTCATTAATCAGGATTCTGTGTCTTCAAAGACACTATCCACAAATCAAATCAAGTTATGTGTGTTATCATTATCAAACAAAAAGGTTATCAAGTGTCTAAAGAAATTGCTCAAACATCCGCAAGGATTAACCCTCACGGATTAGGCATCGTGTGGCTCGACACATTCGAGGTTACTTACCACAAGTCAGCAGAATATAAATTGCTTGACACAGACCGCCCATTTATTGCTCATTTCAGATATGCTACTGTTGGGGCTATAGGCAGACAAAACACCCACCCATTTCAATGTGGCAATAACAAAAACGAGTACCTAATGATGAACGGCACAATCAAGGGGCTTGGCAATATGAAGCAAAGCGATTCAAAAGTATTGGCGATTAAACTTGGAGACATACCACGCCCTCAGTGGAAGTTGGAGTTGGCTCAATACGATTGCCGATTCGTTACCATCAATACCTACAGCAAATCGTTTCAGATTTACAACCGAGAGGATTGGATTCAGAAAGATGGCGTTTGGTACAGCAAGGAGAATGTACTTGAAGACAACTATGTTGCAGTGTATGGCACACTAAAGAAAGGCTATTCAAACTATTGGCACTACCTATCAGGAAGCAATTTTGTAGGCAGTGGCACGACCACAGACAAGTACCCGCTTGTAGTTAGCGGGCTACCTTACCTCATCGAAAACAAGGGCTTAGGACATAACGTGAATGTAGATGTGTTTAAGGTTACGGATTCAAAGCTAAAGAGTTTAGACCAACTTGAGGGGCATCCGAGATGGTATTGCAGAAAGCAAATCAATATCACAATCAAGGGCAAGCAAGTCCTTTGTTGGATTTACTTTAACCTCAAGGAGGTTGCAGATAACAAAGTATTCCACAAGTCCTACGTTCAGGCTAAGCCAAAGTATCAGAGTTTTGGAAACTACAAAAGTTTTAAAAGTTTCGGCACAGCATCGTACCCAAAAAAGTATGAGACCATACCCGCAAAAGTACAGCCACAGAAAATGTTTCAGGATTGGTTTTCAGATGTGGATGATACACCAGAGTTCGATGTGCAGAACGAAACCCCGATGTGTGTCGCTTGCTACAACGACTTAGTGTTTGATGGGTTCAATAACTACCATTGCAGTAGTTGTAACACGTGGCACTCAGAGGCAGATGTATTGAGAAAATTTTAGTACCTTAGGGAGTGTCTTCAAAGACACTCTCCGTATCGAGATGAGTGTCTCGGCTGAAGATTCCAAAAGGATGAAACGGAAACTAAAATCAAAAGATTATGAAAATCTATTTAAAATTTGACCACAGCAAAAAAGATTCCCTCGAGGCTATTGGTTGTGAGCACAATAAGAGAGAAGTTAATGACAGAGTATTTGAAGTCATCAAGTGGTACAGCGAAGATGATAGTTTGAACAAGAGGAGCCAACTATCCGAGTTGCTTCACAAAAACCTCGAGTACGAGGAAATTTTATTCCTTGCCACTGAGTCCGTAGAGGAGAATATGGGAAGAATGATGATTGAAAAAATAAAAGATGATTTAAGAGACTTTTTAAATTTATAAACTATGCAAGTATTTAGAGTTAACACCACAGCGTACAAGGAGGAAGACTTTTACCTCCTTACGGAACTTACCGAACAAGATATTGTAGAGGTAGTAATGCCAATCGTAAATGCAGAGCGAGATGGCTATGAAGAGTATGACAATGAGTTGCTTTTAGATGCACTCAAAAAGCGTTACCCGAGAAAGAAAATTGACTTATACTCGGAGTTTGAACTAATCACGATTTAATAGGGTGGCACTCGGAAATCCTTACTTGTCGGTAATGTAGGCGGTTGCAATGCTAATGGTTAATTTGGTTGCCACCTTGCATCACTTGATGCACTCATAAAACTGAAATTGCAATAAGACTGACAGCTTGGAAAGACAAGCAAATGGGCAAGTGGCGAAATGGTAAACGCAGGTATGGAGTAATTAACCATATTGAACTTACTCTCTTGGCGAGAGTGTTATGCAGGTTCGACCCCTGCCTTGCTCACTAACTTTTAAATTTAATTAAAAATGGATGCAAATCAAATCAATGACATCGAGGTAAAAGACTTCGATGTAGTCAGCAGAGACTTCGATGCGGTAATCAGAAGACTTGACATCGAGAACGCAAAAGAATTATTAAAAAGAGAGGGCTACTTCGTGGACAATCTTTGGCAGACTTGTGATGTTACTATGAACCACGAGTGCACAGAAGAACAGGCACAGACCATTCTTAACAAAGCATTGACCAATGATGCTACCTATCAACAAATTTGGGAGGCTATCAGTTACGAAGCAGAGAGTATGAACCTAAAACGTAGAGACTAATGTGTACAAATCTTAAACCAATTACAGAGAGACTAACTATTCAGCCCGTACAAAATGGGTTTGTAGTTTACCTAAATGACCACTATGCTCAAGGCACAGCAAGACCTATTCCATTCGTTTTTGAAACGATGGATAACTTATTAGAATTTGTAAAACTTAAATTTGAAGAAGATGGAAATAAAAATTGAGACAATAGTACCGAGAGAGGTACTTGAGAATGTTTGTGTTACCGCCCTTGAGGGCGGTAGCAATTATTGGTACTACCTATCAGAGGGGGCTGTAAAGCTAATCAGGAAAGCAGTTCCAAAGAATGAAGACCCTTACCTAAGTACAGCAATACTCAAGGCGATACTTGACCACGATGTTGATGTGGCAATCAGCGATGCAGAAGATGAGGATGAGGTGCTTGGTTACATAAGCAAGAAAACTATTCAGGAACGCATACAGAAGCTGTCTCAGGATGATGGTTCAAAGTGGGCGTTGGAAAAGGAAATGAGAGGCGAAGGCGATGCAGATAGCAGTGATGTAGTTTTTCAATACCTTGCGATGGGGGAGGTCGTGTTCGGATAATGAACAGCGGATGCTTCAAGAAAGGAAATAAGCCTTGGAATGCGGGAGTTAAGGGAATACACCTTAATCCCGCAACCGAGTTCAAGAAAGGCGAGAGGGTTGGTAAAGAACACTATAGTTGGAAAGGTGGCGTTCAATTAATTAAGAACGATTGTGCGTATCTTTACGAGGGAATAAACAAGAGAGTTCGCAGACCAAAAAAAGTGTACGAGGATGCTAACGGAGAAGTTCCTAAGGGGTGGATAATCTACCATTTAGATGGAGACAAAGACAATGACCATTTGGACAATCTAATAGCAATCCCGAGAGCAGTCCTTGTAAGGATAAATTCAGGTAGAATGAATGCAAATTATTATGAAATCAAAAAAGCAGTAGAAAATTATGAAGAATGTACACATATTACCAACGCCACAACCAAGTAGGTTAAGAATAACTTCTAAAGGTAAATTAATCTTATCTACAATAGCAGTAGGTAGTAAGGGAGAAAACCAAAACATCTACATCACTAATTCAGAAGAAATTAAAGAAGGGGATTGGGTTTACTATTTACATAATTCAGGTTTACATAAACCAAGAATAATGGAAGTTATAAAACCTAATTATTCTGATTATAAACCTTACAGTATTCATTTTAAAAGTGGATTTGGAGTACAAGAAGATTGTAAAAAAATAATCCTAACAACAGACCAAGACTTAATCAAAGATGGTGTACAAGCTATTGATGATGAGTTTTTAGAATATTTTGTAAGTGTTCCATTTGGAGAAATTAAGGAAGTTGAGATTACAGAAGTAGCCGATTTAGATTTGTATTATAAAAATGGAATTGGAGGTCAAAAACATAAAATCATCATTCCAAGTGAACAACCTAAAACATTCAAAGAATTGTTTGCCAACACAGGTATAGAACCAACAACAGATGAAAATGGTAATGTTCATTATAACTTTAAAGCTACTATAAAAGAAGAAACACTTGAAGAATCAAATGAAACAACTGCTATTAGATTTTTAGAGTGGTACAGACTAAAAAGAGTTATCTATCAATTCACTTGTTACCATATTCCAAATGTTAGTGATAAGAATTGGCAAGAAACTGTATTCTTAGGTGAGAATAGTTACTTAAATTCACATCAATTATTTGAAATCTTTAAAAAAGAAAACTATGAAAAATAAAGAAACACTTGAAGAATCGTCTAAAGACTATATTGAAAACACAATGAAGTTTTCTTTTAACTCTTTAGAAACCAAGACACAAGCTAATAGAATGTTAAAATGTGCTGAATTTGGTGCTAAATGGCAACAAGAAAGAAGTTATACTGAGGAAGATATGAGAAAGTATGCAAGTTATTTTTTTACACATTCAAAATATATAAGTCCAAAAGAATGGTTTGAACAATTTAAAAATAAGTAAATATGGACACATTAAGTTTTTACGCCAACGAAGAGTCGAAGAGGGATAGACAAGACCCTATTGTAAAATCAGTAATTGAGAAGTATCAGGAGCGTTCAGAAGTTGGAATTGAGAAGTATGGAAAGACTTTAGGCAGACACGACTTGACATTTCTTCAATGGATGCAACACCTACAAGAGGAGTTAATGGATGCTACCCTTTATTTGGAAAAGTTGAAATCAGAATTGGAGCAGAATCCAAACTTCCCCGATGGGCACATTATAACAAAAGAGAGTTGGGATAACGCAGATAAAATAACCCACGATGGTTTTGTTTATGTTAAATATACAGACCTTGTTGTTTATAAGTAAAAATTGTACTATCTTTGTACGAGTATTAATCATTAATAAATAAAAAAATGGTAACAATTCAAAAACACTATGACATTGAGTTGGCTAAAGAAAAGCCGAATCAAGCACAATTATCTAAACTTTTAAAGGTATTAGACCAACAATCAATAACATTAAGTGAGTGGAGACTAACGGGTAAATTTACACCGAAGGATGAGTTTCTTGCCGATAACCCTACAGAAAAATTACTTAACACTTGCCGAGAGGTAATTGAGTATTTTGGCAAGGGGTATATTCAGGTATTAAAGTCAGGTACATTCAGGTATAATAGTTCAATCAAAAGCAAAGTACTCGATGATGTTGAGAACAAAATGTGGAATGAAGTAGTAGAAAAACTATGGTGCAGTGAATGTTAATAAAAAAGTTAAAAAAAATGAACAACGTATAGACTTATTTACTATCTTTGTTTTTTAATTAATTAAAATCTAATAAAATGAAATCAGATGTTTTCAATCAGTATGTTGACCGAGTGTCAGAGCTGTACAATATAGAAAAGAAAGACTTATTTTCTAAGTCAAAGAAGAGAGAACTTGTAGATGCTCGACACCTAATTTACTACCTATCTTCTAAGAGACCTATGCAGATTATCTACATTCAAAAGTTTATGGAAGATAACGGTTACAAGGTAGGGCATTCGTCAGTAATCCACGGAATCAACAGCATTCAGAATAAAGTAAACGATGACAGAGATTATCTATCAATAATCAAAGAAATCGACAAGGCAGTTTTTATATAATCAAATTTTAAATCAAATCAAATGGAATCAAAAAAGACAGTTTTTGAAAGGCTATCAGCCATCAATGTGAATGCTCACACTGAGAAAAAAAGCAACTTGACCTACCTATCTTGGGCTTGGGCTTGGAGCGAAACTAAAAAGGCTTGCCCCGATGCAACCTATAAAATCGGGCAAACAGACTACGATGAAGTCCTTGGGTTTATGTGCCACACCGAGGTAACAATCGAGGGAGAGACATTAGAGATGTGGCTTCCTGTAATGGATGGAGCAAACAAATCAATGCTCAAAAAATCATACACCTACAAAGGGAATGCTTGGGAGGGTGGTAGAAAAGTTGTAGTTGAAAAAACCGTTGAAGCAGCGACATCATTCGACATCAACAAAACTATTATGAGATGCTTGGTTAAGAACCTTGCTATGTTCGGTATGGGTATTTATATCTATGCAGGAGAAGACTTACCTGAAACTAAAGTAGAGACCGCACCTACACCACCCCCATCAGCGACCAATCTTAAAAATGAAGCTACAGCCGAGTTACCTGACCTTAAAAAAGGTACAGAAAATTGGGATAAAGTTGTAGCCTACGTTACAACTAACAAGGAGTTGGGAATGGAGAAAATTGGAAAGCAATTGAATCGTAAGTACAAAATCAGTCCGACACTTAAAAAAGAAATCGCTAAAATCATAACAGAATAATATGGCATCAGTAAACAATCAAGTACTTGAGTTATTAAAAGATGATAATCAGTACTACTCGGGAATAGGTAAAAATTATCTATCAAATTCAGACATCGGTACGTTATTGGAAAACCCTAAAGAGTTTGGAAAACAGCGTGAGGATAACAAGGCATTTGCAGAGGGCAGATACTTTCATCAGTCAATCCTTGAGCCTGAAAAAGTTAAGGATGTAAAATTTGTAGATGTGAGTACACGTACTACGAAGGAGTACAAAGCATTCTGTGAGGAGCACAAATTACCTTTCTGTTTGCTTAAAAAAGAAATTGACGAGGTTAAGAGCCTTGTTAAGATTATCAATAGCAATATCTTCTTCTTCGAGGAAATCTACAAAGATGGAAATCAGTATGAAGTTCCCGCTGTAGGAGAGATACAAGGGATGATGTGGAAAGGTAAGGCAGACATTGTAACGAAAGATGCAGTTATCGACTTGAAGACCACAAGCGACATTCAGAAGTTCAAATGGAACGCTAAGAAGTACAACTATGACTCTCAGTGTTACATATACCAAATCTTATTCGGTAAGCCTTTAGTATTCTATGTAATCGACAAAGTTACCGGAATCCTTGCGGTATTTAAACCTACTCAAGAGTTCGTGGATGGAGGAGCACAAAAGGTTGCGAGAGCTATTGATATGTATCAGAGATACTTCTCTGAGAATCCATCAGATGACATCGACAATTATTTCATTGACGAATTTTTATACTAAGAGATATGGGAGATACAATAGACAGCTTTGATGAATTAACAGATTTTAGAGTTGGAGAAGATGATAAATATCTTGTCGAATATATATTAGCCGACAATGGAGGTTTTAACCACAGATGTTCGCCTTTTTTAATGCCTGTAGGAACAGTATTTGAACACAATTATGGAACATACAAAGTTATTTCTATTAATAGAAGAATAAAACATATTGTTGTTCATTGTGAATGGATTGAAAATAAAACACCAATGTTTGATGTTTTATTTCAAATGATAAATCAATTTAATTAGTGTCTTCAAAGACACGAAACCGTGTTTTAAAAAACACGATATAATAAACCGAGTATCAGCCTTAGCCTCAGAGGGCTGTGCTCGGTTCAAATAGACTGAGGCAAACTAAAAAATTATTTACAATGGCAGACCAAGAAAAGATTTTCGCAGATGGTTTCTTATTCAAGAGAAACGAAAAAGCCCCTGACTTCGTGGTAGGGAGAGTTAGTATTAAAGTCGAAGAGGCTATCGCCTTTATGAGACAACACGAAAAAAATGGTTGGATTAACCTCGGAGTTAAGACAGCTCGTTCAGGAAACTTTTATATGGACTTAGATACATTCGAGGCAAAGAATGATAGTTCTAAAGAAAGTGCAGTGGATAAGTACGAAGCTAAAGCCAAGCCCCCACCATCAGTTCCGCAGATGAATGGCGATATGGCAAACCAATTCAATGAGGCTCAGCAGTCTCAAGAAGAAGAGGATGATGACTTACCGTTCTAATAACCCAAGGCTATATAAAATGGGGGATTTATTCCCCCTTTTTTTACCTTTAAAGCGTGTCGGAAACACCATTTTCAACACTTCTATTACTACTATATGTATTTTCTATTATTATTATTTTTTTTATTTTAGTTTTTTAAGAAAATAATTGACATAAAAGACAGTAGTAATGATTATCAAATAGTTAGATATTTAAAAACGACATAAAAACGACAGATAATGACACATAACGTAACAATCTTTCAAAACATACGTGATACGGACACTCCGTTCTTCCGTGATGTACACGTTATCCTTGATAGGATTAAGGATGGAGCAGGAGCTACCAAAGACATTGTTAAACGTATCAGACAAGAGAAGAACAAAGCAGAGAGAAACGAAATTAAGAAGCTATTACCCGCTATATGTTTCAGCGGTACTTTCAAGAAGAGATTAGATTCAGCACTCGACCAACACTCAGGACTTATTTGTTTAGACTTTGATGGCTACCAAAAACAAAAAGAATTATTACAAGACAAGGAGACCATATCTAAAAACAAATATGTGTTTTCAGTATTTATTTCTCCATCAGGAAATGGATTAAAAGTATTGGTTAAGATTCCCGCAGATGAGGAGAACCATACAAACTACTTCAATAGCTTAGAAAAACACTTTAACAGCCCTTATTTCGATAAAACGAGTAAGAACATCAGTAGAGTGTGTTATGAGTCTTACGACCCCTTAATTCACATTAACGAGAACTCATCAGTTTGGGATTTGATTGAAGAGCCTGAGTACACCGAAGTAAACAGAGTACGAGACCAAGCTACTATTCCAATTTCAGATGAGAATAAGATTGTTGAGATACTTGTTAAGTGGTGGGAAAAGAAATACCCGATGCAAGAGGGTCAAAGAAACCACAATGCTTACATCCTTGCGATGGCATTTAATGACTTTGGAGTTAACAAAAGCCTTGCGGGTTATATCTTAAATCAGTTTGCTACTTCTGACTTCTCAATAAACGAGATAGCAACAACGATTGATTCAGCCTACAGACATACAGCAAACTTCGGAACTAAGTACTATGAAGACGAAGAGCGTATCAATCAGATTCGTGCCAAGCTAAGAAGAGGCGTATCAAAAAAAGAGATTCGCTACCAACTACAAGATTCCAATTTGGATAGTGAGACTATCGAAGCAGTCTTAAACAAAGTCGAAGATGAAAATTCTAAGATGACATTTTGGACTAAGAACGATAAAGGAGTCATCAAGATTGAGCATATTTTATTCAAACAATTCTTAGAGGATTCAGGATTCTATAAATTCTGTCCTGAGGGTAGCAGGAACTATGTGTTTGTAAAGGTTACAAATAACCTCATCGACCATACTTCTGAGAAAGAGATTAAGGACTTCGTGCTTACTCACTTGTTAGAGTTGGATGATTACAGCGTTTACAATTATTTCGCAGACAATACGAGATTCTTTAGAGATGATTTTCTTTCAATGATTTCAACCATTGAGATATACTTCATCGCAGACAGCAAAGATTCAGCGTACTTGTATTATAAAAATTGTGCTGTTAAGATTATGAGAGACAGCATCCTTACCATTGACTATTTGGATTTGGGAGGCTACGTTTGGAAAGACCACGTGATTGATAGAAACTTCAACATTTGTGAGGTTACGGGAGAATGTGATTTCAGAAAGTTTATTGGTAATATCAATGGTGGAGATGAGAATAGAATTAAGACTATGGAGAGCACTCTCGGATTCCTTCAGCACGGATATAAGAACTTATCTTTTTGCCCCGCTGTGATTCTAAACGATGAGGTTATCAGCGATAACCCTGAGGGAGGAACAGGAAAGGGATTAGTTATGAATGCCCTTAGCAATATGAAGAAGCTCGTAGTGATTGATGGTAAATCTTTCAACTTTGAAAAATCATTCCCTTATCAGTTAGTGTCAGCAGATACTCAGATACTTTGCTTTGATGATGTTAAGAAACATTTTGATTTCGAGAGATTATTCAGTGTGATTACAGAGGGTTTGACATTGGAAAAGAAAAACAAAGATGCTATCAAGATTCCTTTCAGCAAGTCTCCTAAGGTTACAATAACAACCAACTATGCTATCAAGGGAGCAGGTAATTCATTTGCTCGTAGAAAGTGGGAGCTTGAGCTTCATCAGTATTACAATATGAATTTCACACCAAGAGATGATTTTGGTAAGATGATGTTCGGAGATTGGAACGATGATGAGTGGTGCGAGTTTGACAACTATATGATTGGATGTTTGAGATTCTACCTTGCAAATGGATTAGTTAAATCTAAGTTCGTAAATTTAAAGATACGCCAATTATCAGCAGAAACTTGCCACGAATTTATCGAGTGGTGCGGATTGGTTGACAGCAACGATAGAAGCACTGTATTACCTACAAACGTAAGACTTTATAAGAACGAGCTGTACAGCAATTTTGTTGATGAGTACCCTGACTACGGTGCAAGGGGCAGAATGAGTATCAGCCGAACTAAATTCTACAAATGGTTGGTAGCCTACGCTATTTACAAAGAGGGTATTATGCCTGAGGAAGACAGAGACCACATAGGTAGATGGATAATCATAAAGAAGAGAGACGATAACGAAACACAAATTAAATTAAATTAATAATGAGAATAAAAATAGAGTGTGAGATAGAAGTGGATGAGAATATATGGGGAAGCCACGCTGATAAAGAAGAACACGAGTGGTTTAAGTCTATATTAGAAGATAAAGAAGACACTATGTTAATCCTTTGGAGCAATGAAGTGGGAGATGAAATAGGTCAAACATCTAATTTTAAATACGAGATACTATGAAAAGAACAACATTTAACGTATTGCTAATAGCAATTTATTTTGCATTAATAACATTAATATTAATATACACGCTATGACGATTAGACAATACATTCAATCAAAAATTCCTGATATACCATATAAGGATATACCTAAAGATTTAAAAAAATTTTGGAAAGAACAATATAAAAAGAAATAAGTTATGGACTTTAGAACAGAATTAGCAAAGTGGGGTTATAACAAAGGTAACTCAATTGATGTTGAGATTTTGATTGATGAAATACTACCAAGTTTATTTTCTCAACAAGAAAGAAGTTATAGTGAGGAAGAAGTATTAGCTATATTAGTTAAAGCAATAAGAGAAGTAAAGACAAAAAGACTTACATTTTTTGATGGAGGTTCAGAATATCCAATATACAGTAACTTGAGTAAATGGTTTGAACAATTTAAAAAGAAATAAGATGAAAAAAGTATTAGTATTATTAGCAATTGTAATGGTTAGTTGTTCTACACCATCTGAACAAAGTGAAACATCAGTAGATTGTAAATGTGGTGTTGTAATTGATTCACAAAGTTTTAATGTATTGGGAGCAAATTTTTTCTCAGTAATTAAAGTTAAAAACAATTGCACAGGAGAAATAAAACAATTTCAAAAAGATGGTATAATAACCATTGGAACTCAATTATGTAATTATTAAAAATTTAATAGGATGAAAAAACAAACAAGAGTACAGTCAGCACTTGAAAGCATAGCGCAAACAATGGTAGGACTTGCAATAAGTTTTGGAATACAAGTTATTCTTTATCCACTTCTTAAAATTCCTGTAACATTTGAGCAAAACATTTTGATTACATCAGTGTTTTTTTGTGCCTCACTAATAAGACAATATTTTATAAGAAGATTTTTTAATAAATGTAAGAAATGAAGAACACGCAAATGACTCACATAGGAATGTTAAATTCATTCAACGTGATAACAGAAAAGGTATCTGTAGATGATGTTATCAGGTCAGGTATAGGGGTGTTCGCACACATACCTGACGAAGAACCTTCTATAGAAGTTATTGATTTTATGATATTCTACTTCAAAGAAATGGAGATGTATGATAAGTGCGCAGCTCTAAAGAAATACATTGAATGTAATTACAATGAAGATGGTAAACCAAAAGAAGAAAGGTGCAAGTGCGAGTACCCCGACATAATAGAATACGTTCCTAAAATAAAATGTGCTGTATGCAATCTGAGAATCAAACGATAGACATACTTGAAAGAAACCCCGGGTTCAGTAACAAAGAGATGTGGAAACAATGCGAGTTACTACGAAGCGTTATCTTTCAAACCGTAGAGACTAAGGTTGGAAGAGGTAAAAATGTTAGAGTTGTTCAAAATTTCAAGCACGATACACCTAAAGAAGTTAGAGAACGAATAGCTAATAGCTGTGAGTATTATAAACAATTACACCTAAAAGATATGGAAAGAAATAATCAAATTAAATTTAGAGATTATCAGTTCGACATCATAAGGAAAGGTACAGAGATACTAAACAAAAGTGGATTTGTTTACCTCGCTATGGAAGTTCGTACAGGTAAGACATTAACGAGCCTTGGAATAGCAGAAAGAATTAATAGCAGTAATGTATTATTTTTAACAAAAAAGAAAGCTGTGTCAAGTATTCAGAAGGATTACGAGCTACTCAACCCTCCGTATCATTTAACAGTTACCAACTACGAGAGTTTACATAAAATAGAAAATACCGATTGGGATTTAATCATTTGTGATGAAGCTCACTCGATGGGTGCGTTTGCTAAGCCGAGCAAGAGGGCGGTTCAGGTAAAAGACTTGATAGCTATTACAAAAGCAAAGGTCATATTGCTATCGGGAACACCAACTCCTGAATCGTATTCTCAGATGTACCATCAGGTTTATGGAATACCAAATAACCCTTTCAAAGAGTATAAGAATTTTTATAAATTTTGTAGTAAATTTGTAGTTGTTAAGACCAAAATAATCAATGGTTTATCAATGAATGACTATTCTAACGGGATGTACACTATCCTTGAAGAAATGGAACCTTTTATGATAAACTACACTCAAGCAGAGGCAGGCTTCATAGCCGAGACTATTGAAGAAGTATTTGAAGTCGAGCTAAAAGAATCAACCTATAAGTTGATTAAGAAGCTAAGCAGAGATTTAATTGTACAAGGAAAGGAAGAGGTTATCTTAGGAGATACTCCCGTAAAGTTGATGAGTAAAATACATCAGTTATACTCAGGAACCGTAAAGTTTGAAAGCGGAAATTCTATGGTAATAGATACCACTAAAGCAGAGTTCATAAAAGAGCAATGGATGGGATGCCAAATTGGAATCTTTTATAAGTTCAAAGAAGAGCTTGAGGCTTTGAAGCAAGTGTTCGGAGATGAGCTTACAACAGAGCTTAGTGTCTTTGAAGACACTTACAAGAACATAGCATTGCAGATTGTATCAGGGCGTGAGGGTATATCGTTAAAGAAAGCAGAGTATCTCGTGTATTACAATATTGATTTTAGTGCTACGAGTTATTGGCAATCAAAGGATAGAATGACCACCAAGGACAGACCAAAGAACGAAGTGTTTTGGATTTTCGCCAAGGGAGGTATTGAAGAACAGATTTATAAAGCAGTAACAAAAAAAAAAGACTATACATTAGCACACTTTAAAAAAGATTTTTACTTATGACACTAAAAGAAAAGTTTAGAAAATTAAATTTATCAACGTGGATAAATGAAAATGATACAGAAAAAATAGAACAAATAGCTGATGAATTTGCTATTGGATTTGGATGTTGGTTACATCAAAATCTTACTCATATTTCAAAAGATAGTTGGGGAGTTTATAATGGTGAGTGGTTAACAGTAAATGAAAGTTTAGAAATCTATAAAAAAGAAAAAGGATTATGACAGAAAATAAATTGATTAATAAATATTTAGATATAATAAAAAAACCTTTTAAAGATAAAGGATTTTATTATGACCTTAATACTGCAGAAGAATGTTCAGAAGTCGCAGATGAATTTGCTATTGACTTTCATCAATGGATGAGAGTAAATGATACCAAAGAAAACGCAGATAAATACTTCCACTTTACGGATAAGGATATGTTGAACGAATTTAAAAAATCATTATGAAAAAAATATATTTAAACAAGAAAGAGTTTCGATACAATAAAATCATTGACAAACTATTTTGGGTAGCAGTTTTTGCTATATTGTACGGTTGCTTATTATTAATTTTAAACTAAACAATTATGAATTGGGATTATCCACCTGAAGAAAAAGAGTGTACTTGTAGATATTGCGGAGAGGACTCAGAAAAAGAATTTTGTAACAGAGAGTGTGCCAAAGCATACGAAGCAGATAATTAAAGATATGGCAAGTAAAAGAAACAAGATGGCGGGAGAGCATCCATCATACGATAAACTAAATATGTCTCCTGAAAGAAGAGCTAAAAAGTTAGCTTACGATAAAAAGTATGAGGCTTCTCCCAAGAGGGTAAACTATCGAGAAGACCTCAACCAAGCAAACCGAAAAGCGAAGACTTACGGAAATGGAGATAACTTAGATATGAGCCATACTAAAGCAGGAAGTATGGTTCCTGAGAATCTAAAGTCTAACAGAGCAAGAAATGGTCATAACGGTAAATCAACTAAGAAATGATAAAGTGTTTATGTATTGATGACAGAAACAAACCAACACAAATCCCACAAGAAAAGTGGATAGAAGTTGGTAAAGAATACACTATTCTTTTTAGTATGACTGTGCTTCCTCAGAAACAATTGGCTTTTCAATTATATGAAATTGACCTTGATGATAGTTGTTCTCCATACACGTGGTTCCTCGCAAACAGGTTTTCTTTCAGAAGGGAAGACCTTGAGGAGTTAATAGCTTTTATCCAAGAATGCAATCGAATCAACTTTACAATAAATGAGTTGAAAAAAACTATAAACATAGATGAAAGAGAGCCAAATACAATCGAAAAAGATTAAGGAACTCGAGGCTCAGGGGTATTACGTTTTAAAGTTGATTAAAACTAACAAGAATGGTATTCCTGACCTTATAGCTATTCCTCCTAATTCAGATGTTGAGTTCTTTGAGGTTAAAGCCCCAAATGGGAAATTATCTCCCCTACAAGAGTGGAGGATAAAAGAACTAACTGAGCACGGAGTAAAAGCAGAGGTATATAAACCACTATAAATTAAATCAAATGCAATCAAGACAAGAAGGAATAAAAGAACTCAAGAAAATAGTAAATGATATTTTTTTAGTTGACATAGATTCTAAGAATAGTAAAAGGGGAGTAGTTGATGCTCGTAAAGTTTATTCTAAAATTTTAAGGGATAGTGGGTATAGCTATAAATTAATAGGCGAGACGATAGATAAAAATCACGCAACTATAATTCACTATATAAAAAACATAGAGTATCTATTATCTTATGACCAAAATTTAAAAAAAAAGTATGTTGCTTGTAAAAATGTTTTTATTAAAGACCAAGATAAAAAAGATGTAGATATATATGTAACTGTGATAAGACTGTCAAACGAACTTAAAGAAGCTATAGCTTTTAAAGAAAAACTTTTAGATGAGTTTTTGGATTATATTCAAGACTACGAAAAAAGAACAGGGCGTTTACCAAATTCTTATGAATGCAAACATCATATACTACAATTGTTTAACAATTAATAGTAATGTATGAACCAAGAGAAGGATAGCGAAGACGAAAGAGCTTCCCGGATTGCGTATCGAACAAACGAATACCATTCGCTATTAGATAGTATCTATGAAGGCTTGGTTGACCGTGATTTTAAATTAGTTAGAAAAGAAGCACAGTTTCTAATTATGGAATTAAGGTGCATACTAAAATCAACAGAAGAAGATGACTTTTGAAACAGAGCAAGACTTAAAAAGAGAGCAGAAAGCTATAGAGACATTCGTAAATACTTTTGGAGGTTCATTTCAAAAACTTGACCCATACGACATTGACTACAAAGTGTTTGATAAAAGCGGTAAATTAATTGCCTACGCTGAGGTAAAAGGCAGAATAAAAACTATGTACAACGCATATCCTTTACTTATAGCTGCAAGAAAAATTGTTAAGCTAACAGATAAAAGACTTAATCCTGTATTAATATGGGCTTGCGAAGATGGTATAATTTACGGTAAGGTTGATAAATTAAAAGGAGAAATCAAGTGGGGTGGAAGACCCCAACGTGATAACTCCTTTAATGATGATGAGCTTATGGTTTATTACGATAAACAAAAAGCTCTAAAGTATGTTAGGTTTGTTTAATTATTGACCAAACTTCTTACTCCCAAAACTACTCTTTGATGATTTACTTTCTCCAAGTCCTTTATCTCCAAATTCTTTTGAGCCAAATCCTTTTTTATCTTTTGGAACGTAATTATTCATATCATCCTTAGCATCTCTTTCCTTGGCTTTTTCTATAGCTTTAGCTTCTTTTTCGTCAATATGATTTTCATACCAATCCGATTTTTCTCCAAAAGTTTCTTCGTAAAGTTTAGGGTCGTATCGTTTCATATCTTCTCTATTCTCATACCCTTGAAGTAGCTCCTTGCCTAATTCTCTATCTTCCTTGGCTAATTTCTCATCTCTTGATGTTTGTTTCTTCTTAGCCATTTTTATAGAACCTCTTATAGCACCTGCTATTTCAGGAGGGAATACACCAATATTGGTCAAGAAAGCAGGACCTAATAAAACACCTAATGCTTTTCTATCTCTTTCAGATATTTCGTGTTCTTTGTTGAAATCATCTTTGTATTTTCCTGTAGCCCATAATTTTACCATTCCAAACAATTGCATAGCTCTATCAGGAGCTATACCATACATCCCAAGAAATTTTACAAACTCCTCAGGTTTTGTTGAGTATAAAGACAGTCTATCTTCCTCATCCATATCTAAAGCATCTTGAACTCCTGCTAAGAAATTTGCAGCTCCTGTTTGAACAATTTTATCAAGAATAGGTAATGGAGAAAAAACATCCGTAACTACAGATGTAGCTTGACCTTTTAATACTCCATCTCTTCTTTTCTTTTCTTCATCATCAGTCTCTCCTTTGCCCATCATAGATGCAGCAGCATATCCTGTTAGTATAGCAATACCGGCAGACATAGCTCTAAAAGTAGCCATCTCCGCTGCATAACCCGCCAAAGACCTTGCGGCAACAATTTTGTCCTCTTTAGTTGAAACATTCCAATATCCTAATGTTGAAAGGTCAGCACCTAATCTTGACGATTGGTTCATTCTGAAACTTGCAAAAGCCATAAATATCTTAGTAAGCACTTGCTTACCTGTTTCTTTAGAAGAAAATAAACTTCCTGCTAAATCGTGGTCAGATACGTTTTGCTGTCTATCTACCATCCTTTGAGCATAGTTTGCCGCTGTCTCATTTAGTGGATGGTCAGAGTAATCAATATTCTTATAGTCTTTACCTTGTTGTTTCAAAGACTTCTCATAGTAAGCCTTGAAGGAAGCTCTTGCTACAGCAACATCGGGTCTAACCAAGAATGTTTTTAACCATTTTCTATTTGCTTCTTCAATAAGCTCCATCGCTCTTTTTGCGTTTGAGTTTGCTGCTTCTTCAATTAATTTATTAATTGATTCAACTTCTGCTTGAGACTCTATACCTCTATTAGCAATGGCATATCCTGACTGTGAAATCCAATTATTAAAATCAGAATTGAAAGATGCTGTTAAGCTAAAAGTTCCTGCATTTACCCACGTATTTACAGCTACCGGAACAAACTGTTTGAAAACTTGAGTCGGTCCTCCTAATGCTTGTCCAACACCAAGAGTTGCTATTTTATTCAGTTTTCTAACTGCCTTAGAAAGCTCGTCATTTGAATATGGATTCTTGTTTCTTGTGTTGGCAACATATAATTGAACTCTATTAGTAAGTAGCTTTGCATCCTCAGGATTTGGAACTATTTTACTAAAATTCTCAGAATTTAAAAACGCCTGAACCTGTCTTATTGGAGCTGCTGTCTCAATATCCACAAGTGCATCATACATAGAGTTAGAGTTGTTTCTATCAAATGATAAATCAATATAACTCAATACGTTTTTATTTCCATTCATAGGAAGCGTGTTTGTTCCTGTTGTGTCCATCAAAACGCCTGTTTTTTTGTTGTACAACACACCATTGGTATTATTGATAAATGCAGAATCGCTATTAGTCAAGTCAACATCTTGAGGAGCACTCTCTAATCTAACATACTTATCAGGAGAATAATTCAAGTCTCTATCTAAGTTTTTGTTGTAAACATTAAGAGCTACATCCGCTAATCTGTCAAATTGATTATCCCATTGTTTATGCCAAAAGTAAATAGCCTCTAAATTTTTAGGGTCAGTATTGTCTTTTATTCCCTGAATATCATTTGCATCTGCGATTACTTTGTCATATACCTTTTGGTACAATTCTGCTTTCTTTTGCTCTTGTTCGTTACCTTTTCTTAAAGCTGCAATAGATTGGTCTATTAAACCTTTTCTTCTTCCAAACTCTATTTGCATTTCTTGCTCAGTTCCAATAACATTTCTAATCATAAACGCAGCCATACCTCTTTCAGTATTATTTTCTGCTGTATTAAACTTCTGCCCATTTGGTCTTACATCTTTATTGTAAAACTGTTTAACGTAGTCGTTAATGATATTATTTGACTGAGTTTGTGCGTATGCCTTTCTGTTAATCAATTTTGTCAATCCCATTAAGTCCTGAACCACACCACCACGGTTAAACCCCTTGAACATTTTTTCAAAAAGAATATTTAAGTTGGTAGTTTGCTCCCCAAAAGTTCTACCAAGTTGTTTGAAGAAGAACTTTCTTAATGCGATAGCTTTGATTCCTTTTCTTAAAACAATTTTTGTGTTATTATTTCCTTCGTATATAGAAGTAACAGCATCCATAGAAGCTGTTGATTTATTCTCTATGAAGTTGGCAAGTGCATCAACTGCGGCAAGAGCATTTTTAGTAGTCATATTTTTAGGGTCCATAGCCATAAATTTAGAGATGATTTCTTTTTCTCTTTTAGTATATTCTACTTCTTCTCCCGTAAACGCATCTACTCCGGTATCTATACTGTTCTGTATCATTGCAGAATAAATCTCAAATGCTGTGTTGATGGTATCTCTTACTATACCCTCGTTTTTATCTGTCATTGGTTTATCTTCCTCTAACAGAGCCATCATCTCAGCCTCAGTAAAAGTAGAAGCATCTACACCCATTAAACTTTGTATGTCAGCTATTCTTTCATCACGAATTATATTTGCTTGAGATTTCTCTTCTACATTGATATACTCAGTGGCATCTTGAATATTTACTGTGTTTGCAAACCTAACTTTCTGACCGCTTATTTTAGAGCCATCTACAGCCTCTTTTATTTTAGCTGCCATATCATTATAAACTTCGATATTTTTTGCAAGAGAGGGGTCTAATTTTCCAAATTTAGCGGCTAAATCACGTAGGTTAGCATCTTTAGTTTTATCACGAGACAAACTTCTTATTTTCTTTCTTAATTTTTGAGCATCAGTTAACCTTTGAGCGTAGTCGGCATTATTGTACACCTTGGTTACATAGTCAATAAGTCTTCTTGTAGATTTTTCACTAAGAACATTTGTGTTTCCTAATCTATTTAAAATAGCTTGCTCTTGAATTTTGTTTATTTTACCTAACTTTCTTAAATCTCTTATCTCTTTTATTAATGTCTGAGTAGCTTCTTTTACAGCTTTTACAGCATATTTACCACCTCTAATTTGGTCTTTGAACTGTTTATTAAGTGCAACTCTTTCAGTCATTATTACTTTTCTGATGTCTCTTAATCTTCCAAGTATTCTTGCTACTGATGGAGCAGACTTTTCTTTGATACCAAACTGTTTACGCAATTGACGAACTAACGCCTCTCTCTGAACATCTGTAGCATTCTCATAAACTTTAGAGTCTTGTTGAAGATAATCAAGAGCTGCTTGAAATGCTCTTTCATTTGTTCCTCCTCTTTCTTTAAGTACCTTTTGAGTTATACCATCAACTATACTCATCATTCGGTCATATCCCGGGAGTTCAACTTCAGATAATCCTTGTGTACCTAATTCTTCAGATGTAGTTTCTTCTACTTTTGTGGTTGGTTCTTCAGATGTAGTTTCTTCTACTTTTGTGGTTGGTTCTTGGAACGCTTCAAGAACATTACTTCTATCGTATTGTCTTGTTTGGTCTTCGGTTCCTTCGTTGATTGCTCCTTGGTAAGAAGATTTTTTGATAATAACATTGTGTCCATCCAACGCATTACTTCCGAGTGTTTGCCCGATTGCATTTGCGGTTGCACTTGATTTTGATTGGAAGTCTTTAAGTTTTTCATTGTATTGCTCATCTTTAGTTAGATTATTATTTTCAGGTAAAAAGGTAATTACTGATACTTCAACTTGATTATTATTGATGCTAAATGCATCAACTCCCTCATTTTCTAACGATACAGATAAGTCTGCTACTTGTTCGTCAGTTATTGGTTCAGCAAAGGTATAAATAATTTTTGGATAATGCATTAAATCATTATCATAAAATTCAGTAAGAGGCATATCTACGTTACCATTAATCCATTCATCGTGTAATTCAGATTCAGTTTCTAATATAAATGCATCTTGAGAGTATTTTTCAGAAAAATCATAAAGCATATCACTAACCTTTTGAGTATCTGCATCAGGGCTAATAGACAAGTTCATATTAAAAGATGGCTCAAATTTACCATCCCATAATCCACGATTGGTATCTTTAAATGTAACTTCTACTCCTTTTATGTCTGCTACTGCATCAATAATCTCTTGTTTTGCTACATCAGTTATTTGTGATTCAGTTTTCTTTATTTGTTCAAGAACTTTTGGGTTTTTGTCTTTTGAAAATTGCTTTACTAATTTGTCATATTTTAATGATAATGCCTTAATTTTTTTAGTAATTGGATTAAACCCACGCACTGTAGCAGGAGTTATAAGAACAGACACATCTTTAACAGATGTAGTTTTTGGTGCTTCAACATTTACTGTTTCTGTTGGTTGTCCATTTTCTTTTATTTTTTGAGCTTGTTTTAAATTTTTTCTAAGTTCTATCTTTAAAGAATTAGCTTCCTCATTTGTTATTTCGTTATCTCTAACTAAAACAGTTATTTCTTTATTTTTATCTCTAAACTGTTTAATCATAGTATTATAATCATCTACAACATCAATAGATGTGTTTGGGTCAGAACCAATAGTTTGAGTTGTTGGTTGTGTCTTTGAAGACACTATTTCATCTAATTTAGCTTCTGCTTCTTCTCTTGTAGCATAAGATGGTGCAATTCCTCGTTCATCTGTTCCTTCTTCGTAAAGATTAGTTTTATCATTAAAAATTTTAAATCCATCTTCACTTTCTACTATTGTTAAGTCTTCTTGCGGTTTCGCATTAGTGATAGTTTCTTCGGTAATTGCTTGAGGTTGGGTGTTTCCTTCGACCACTCCTTGCAATCCCACCCCGGCTTCTTTTGTGCGTAGCACGCTTTCATTTGTTGTTGGCTCTTGAATGGCATCTTCTTCTTCGTTTAAAAGGTTACTTAATTCGTCTTCTGTTAATTGAGAGTTTGTTTTTTCTTTTATAATCTCTTGTATTTTTACTCCTGTTTCTTGGTCGTTTTTTACGCCAAGAGCTGAACGCAAAAGTCTTCTTGCTGTCATACCCTCAGTCTTCTCAATAAATTGTTCCTTGGTATATCTTACACCATCAATCATATATTCAGCAACTCCTTTCTTAGTAGTTCCTAAAGTTTTACTAAGGTCAACTGAAGATTCTTCAGGAGCCAATTCTTTTGTATCAGCAATAACTGCTAACTCTTGATTTATCTCTTTTATCTTATCTGAATAGATTTCTCTCCTGTTAGTTGAGGAGGTAAGCTCTTCTTTGGCAGACATCAATTCCATAGTCCTTACCAATACAGCAGGCTTAATTTTGTTTTTGTTTTCTCCTACAGATAAAGCCTCTCTTGCATCTCTTTTTAATCCTACGTTCTCTTGTATTCTTTGATTGGTATCAGCATCAATTTTACCAAGTTGGTGCATATTGTTAGCCCAAGATGATATTCTTGAATCAGAAGCAGATTCTGTACCTACAAAGCTAGCATCGGTAAGTTTGTTTGCTATTTCTAAATTAGAATTATTTTTAATACCCCTGTAGGTATTGATAGCCATATTAGAACTATTATTCCCTAAACCTCCTAAAGCCTCAGCAGAGATTTCTTTCCAATCAACTTTTTGTCCTGCCGATACCTGTGCCGCAAGTTCTCCTGTGGCTTCTGCCAAGGGGTCAAATATAGCACGTTCTGCTACTTGAGTACCTACTTTTGCAGCTCTGCTTGCAAGTATGCTTGTTGGCTTAAATACTTTACCGGCAAGGTTTCCTGATAAGTAATCCACTACAGCAATTGGAATACCTCTTTTTATTCCTCTTTCACTTCCTTGTGCCCAAACAGCATCATCACTAAGACCTTCCGCTACTTGGTTCGGGTCATTTACATCATAACCTTTTTCTCTCATCACATCAAGTACAGAATTGGTATATTCCATAGCTAAACTCGTAGCCGCCATACCTGTTCTAAATCCTTGAACTGCTCCCGCAATAGCTCCACCCGGAGTAGATACTATCCCTGTTGGACCCGCAAGAAACCCTGTTGACCCAATAGCTGCTCCTGTTCCCGCTCCAACCGCTGTACTACCGGCTACTATCTTCATACCGTAAGGTAAGATTTGACTAAGACTTGTACCTGCCATAGTCAAAGCCAATTCAAAAGGATTATCTAAGAACACATCAAATCCTTCGGCAGCCCCTGAGGCTTGTTGCCAACGAGACATTACTCTACTTTGTTTTCCTGACTGATTAGTTAGATTATCTACAATGATTCTTGCAGCCTCTTCTTTATCTGTTTTGCTATTCACATCCTTTATTCCTAATGTAAATGCCAATATCTGCTGTGCTGCATTTCCATTCTTATAAGCATCGCTTACAGCATTAGAAAATCCTGACCAATTGTCCTCAAACTCTCCTTGGATTTGTTTGTTTGCTTTTGCATCAAAATATGTTTTTGCATTCTCATATTTTTTTGCAGCATAATCCTGAGTTAGTTTTAAATCTTGGTAATTTTTAACCAACTCATCCTTCAAAGCCGCATCCTCAGAATTTTTAGGAACCACTGTATTTATTTTGTCAATAGATACACCAAAGCTATTTAAAGATTTTACATCAATATCAGCCTTCTGTTTCTTGGCATCTGCGTTAATTTTAGCAGCTTCTTGTGCTACTAAATTTGACTTCTTATCTAAGTACAGGTCAAAATCTTCTCTTGCTTTTTCAACTTTTCCCTCAGTAATAAAACCTGAATCAAAAACTTGACCTCGCAATGCTTCTTCTTGTTTTTTGTACTTTTCTATTAATTTGTCAGTATCTGAACGCATTTTACCATTAATAACAAGGTTAGGATATTTTTTTGCCTCAGGACCGCCTGCATATCCTTTTTCCAAGAAGTCAACCATATCTCTAACTTTGATATACTCATCGTATGTTTTTTTATTGGACATATAGTCAATACCACGGGCTTTATAAAATTTGTCAGCTTCCAAATCTACAGGGCTAACATCTTTCCAAGAACCTTTAGCAAAAGCCTTGGCTTCTTTATCTGTATTGAAGTCAAATACCTCTCCTCTTTCTCTTGCTCTTTTTACAGCTTCTTTAAATGGAAGCTCCTCCCAAGTTTTTGGGTCCGAAGAATAGTTGTTTGGGTCTTTAGGGAATAGAGTAGGAACCACTTTATATTTACCATCTTCTTCAAAAGAAGTAAACTTTACAGTAGATATAGTTCCATCAGGATTTAGCCTTCCGTTTTTACGAAGTTTTTGTGCTTGAACAGATTTAGACAATAAGTCGCCTGTAATAGGTGCGGCTATAGGAACAGCGTTTTCGCTTATAAATGATTTTAATTTATTTGATGCTTCTACATCTCCTCCTGAAGTCCAATTATCTAAGTCAATCTCTATAGATTTTTTACCATCTAAAGTTTTTGCAATAATCTTATCAGTACCAAAGCCTGTTTCTTCAAAGTTAATTCCAAACTTAGAAAATTTTTGTCTCAATGTAACTATGGCATCTTCCTCAGTTTTTGCTATAAGATTAGAATCTATTGCATTAAGAGATTTTAAAAACTCAGGAGCTGACTTTAAACTTTTATTTAAAGCCTTAGACTCTTTTTGTTGCCTAACTTCTTCTTCAGCCTCTAATCCTTGTCTTCTTTTGGTTTCCTGACTAATTGCAACAGACTCTTTAAATTTCTTCTGTTGATTTTCAATGAATCTTTCTTGGTCTGTTTTATGAAAGTTAATTTTCTTTAAATCAGCCGCAGTAAAATTTTTCATTTCAGGCATTGCCTGTTTTACCTCATCTCCAAAAGTTGAGGCTGTTCTTTTAGTAGGAGTAGTAGCCGATGAACCATCTTCCGAAGACGAATCCATAGTAGTTTTTTGGTCCTTTCGAGGCGTGTCTGATACCGAAAAAACTTTTTTTTTTGAAGCAACAGGTTGCCCACTAACCCCCATTAAAGTTTTATATTCGTCAATGGTTTTAGTATATCCATCGCTTACAAAAGCATCATAAGAATCTTTTAGTGCGTTTGGATTAGTGGCTAATAATTTTTTATATTCTTCAAGGCTTTTTGTATATCCTTGAGCAACGAATAAATCATACGAATCTTGGATTGCTTCTTCGTTCATTTTTTTTAGTATTTAGCTGCGTTACCTGATTTTGTTAAAATTGTTTTTTTAGTGGCTGCCGGTGTATTTTTTTCTATCCACTCAATTACGTTAGCCATAGATGTATTGGCTTCATCCACTTCATCTGTATCATATCCTGTTTCAAATTCATACTCTGCATCTCCTATTTTTAAGTTTACAGTATTATAAGGATTTGCACCTGAATTAGGCACAATTACAATTCCTGTTCCTTTGATTATTTTAGCAAGTTCGGCAGAAGCCTGTTTATCTTTCATATAAGCTAATCCAACTCCCGGTTTCCCGCTACCTTTTATTTTAGCTACTTTATTACTAAATTCAACTTCAGGGTCTTTAACTTCTGTTCTTCCGGCTTTTACATTTGAGAAATCTTTTTGAGAACCTTTCATTATCATATTAGGGTCTCCGCCTTTATTACGTTTCATTACTTCTGCTACGTTATCAATACCGTGAACCTCATTACCAAGTTCATTCCATTGTCTTAATGTAATGGTATCAGGGTCGTAATCTACTGTACGGTTTTTAACAGCATCAGCATACTTGAATGTTAGTTTGCCCGGAACAGTTGTGTCAATATCTAATAATCCTCTTTCTTGAGCTATTTTAGTACCAAGTATTGTTTCAAATGCAGCTTTTTTACCCGCAGCAGTAGGCGATTTAAACGCATCTCCCCAAACTCCAAGTGCATTATCTTTTTCTTTTTGGTCGTCTTTTCTTTTCTTAGAGTCTTCAGACTCTTCATCTCTTGACACAGCACCTACAGCACTTGCTTCTTCTTTATAATCGTATTGTGCTCTCATTTGACCTCTAATGAAGTCGGCAGCATCTTTATCTTGCTCCTTAGTAAACTGCATAGCTCCCTGACCTGTGTTCGGGTCAATTACCTCTAATACCAAGTTTTGATTAGCGGCAGCTTCTTTAGGGTCATTTGTTATATCATAAGGCTTTCCGTTAGGAGCTACTTTTGCGTGGTCTAAAAGTACAGATAATTTATCAAAAGGAGTACCTAAAACTGCTTGAATAGCATCATTTTCTGCTGTTATAAATCTAAACAACTCTTGTTTTGTAGTAGGGTCTATATCGACTCTACTTGTAATATCTTCAACACTTTCTATTTTACCTTGTCTTGTAATACCTCCAAGTTTAATAGCAGTTTTCTTTTCTTCTCCCAAGTTATCTACAAAAGTTTTTACAGGAGCAGTATAGTCATACTTATCCCATTCTCCAATAAGCATACCGTTTACCCAATCAACACTTGCTGTTTTTCCGGGTGCATCATCCATAGTAAATACTTTTTGCCCATTGATTATTTTTTCAGTCTTCATCCCGGACATTACCTTACCGTTTGGTGCAATAAATAAACCTGCTTTATTCCAATTACCAAATCCTTCTCCTTGTTCTCTTTTACGAGTCTCATACAAAGATGCTTTACCATCTCTATATCTCTGCATTGTATTGGCGTAATTTTCTTGATAAACTTTAAGTGCATTGAAAGCCAAGTCAGTACCATCATTAATATTTTGTCTATTAATGGTGTACTCTTTTAAACTTATCTGACCTCTTTTTAAAAGGTTTTCTTGTATTCTAACATAGTTTGATGCTTGGTCTGCATATTCTAACGCTGCTGTTCTTGCACCTTTATGTTCTCCGTTTGGAGATTTAGCCAATTCGTTTAATGTTTCACGAGTAGCTTGGTCTATTGCGGCTTTCTTTTCTTCCCGAACACGATTAGTTTCGGCAAGCATATCGCTCAGGTTTTTACCAACCTCAGCGTAATTTACCTGTGAATCTAATTCCCGTTCTGCATATTTATAGTAAGTTCCTGCCATTTTTTATTTTATTTAGGGAATAATTGACTGTAGATGTCGTTCAATTGTGATTTTGGAAGTCCTGACATATAATCAGTAAATGCATCTCCTTTAAGTCCTCCAACACTTGATAGGTTTCCATATCCTGACTGAGAAGATAAACCTTGAACTTTATTTTGAAAATCAGCTTGAGATAAGCCTCCTGCTTTAGCACTTTCTTCAATTTTACCAAATGCTTTTGCTGAGCCTGATTTAGCAAACAATGGAACCATTGCCAATCCTTGTTGAAGCGTTGACGATACTCCTTGAAATCCTTCGCTTGTTGCTTGAGCTGATGCTCTTTCGGCATCTGCTGCTGCTTGTTGAGCACCTTCGACTTCTCCTAAATCTAATTGCACTCCTAAATCTCTTAAACGACTTTGTTCTGCTATTTGCTTATTTTCGATGTCTGTCATTTCAGCACCCATAGCTGTACGAATACCTGCTTGAGCTTCGTTCTGAGCCATTTGAACTTTACCTGCTGTAGTGGCTGCACCTCTTTCTGATTCAACTCCGGCTTGAATAGCCTGAGCACCTGCCGAGAGCATTGCTTCTCTTTGAAGTTCGTAAGGCTCTTTCTTAACAGCTAATTCGTCAGTATAGTTTATTTGAAGTTTTTTACGTGCTTCTGCCATTGCCTGTGCTGCTTTAGCCTCTGCATCTCTTTGTTTACCTTTTTGTTCTGCTGCTTGAGAAAAAGACATTGCTGTTGTTGTAGCTGATATTGCTAAACCTCCAATTGCTACTGCTGTTGCTACTCCCATATTATAATATTTTTATCATTTCACTTGTATATCCTTCTCCTTTTGACCAACCTAAATCCTCATAGGTTTTTATAAGGCTTCTGTTTTTAATCAAAGCATATCCATATTTACTTCCTGTGTTCTTACAAATATTTGTAAGAGACTCTATCAATAATTTTATAGCTTCTCTTCTTTTATCTTTTATCCTGTACTCTTTATTGGATATAATCCAATCTACCCAAGCCACTTTTGAATTTGTAATGTATATGAATCCTGCGCATATAGGCGTATCTCCATCGTAAACTATCACTCCTCCTTTACCATCATCGGGTAAAAAATCTTTAGCAGGCGGTTCCCAATTCCATTGCTTCCACCATTCTACAAGAATATTTTCGTAATCAGTATCGTAAAGGTTTCTAATTTCCATATTGATACAAAGATATTAAATTTAAGGGAAACTTTTCATTACATTCGATTCAGCTGCAAATAATTCTATTTTACTCGTATAATCGTTCTGAAGTGTAAATGTACAATAGTGTCCTAAAACTCCGTGAGATTCTGCAACTGAATTTTTGATATATAAGAAATAAGAAGTTTGTTCGGTTATAGGCGTTGTTCCCGGAATAGATGTGTTTATTGTTAATTGGTTTAATCCGTTTGGATAGTCAATTGAAATAGCCGTTACCTTACCTGCAAGTAAAGGTACAGTTGAAGGAGAATCAAAAAAATAAAGTAAATCTCCAATACTAATTATATTACCTACAGCTACTAATGGTTCAATAGAGAATTTAATCACATTACCTCCTGTAACTTGATAACTTCTTCCGATACCATTTAAACTCCTTAGTGCTAATTGTCCTATATCGTTATTCCTAACAAATGCAAAATAAGATTGTTCTTTTTTGCTAAACCAACCTTGCTCGATAAATCCTGAGAATTGCAAATCAGTTTCTAAAGTAACACCCCAAGGCGCATCTCCTTGTATATTAATGGTTTTAAATAACTTGTTTTCAAGTACAGAGTTGTTGAATACACTCGTAATCAAAGATGGTGTATAAGCCCTTGGAGAGGGATTAAGTTCATCTACTTGATTCCACCAAGGTTGATAGAATGTATTTCTATTTTCATTTACATTGTGTTTATAAATATTTCCTCCTTTAAAAGTGTAGAAATAATTATTCATTCCAATCATCCAATCAGGATTATAAGAATAGTAAGATACCCAACCGGCAACTCCTTCGCTATATGATAAAGTATAATTCATTTTTTATAAAATACAACTTGTTGAAATTAAACTAACGGTAACTCCGCCTGTTATAGATGTAATACTGCCTTGTTTAGCACAAAAATCTATTGTTTCTCCTGCCAAAACATTTATGAATGTTGACGCTCCTATACAGTCAGTATAATAAACAACACCTCCTGTGCCTCCTGCTACAGCTTCATAAGTAACACAAGGACAGGTAGAAGAACAGGCTACTGAAGTTAAAAGAAACCCACCTACTTGTTGTCTTGATATTATTCCATCTGAATAAAATCCATCAGGAGCTAATGTTAATAATGATGAATCCGAATATACTGATATAGCACTAGCAAAATCAGGTACGCTCATATAAAAAGTTGAACTTATTGCCATATTTTTTTTAATTAAATTGTATCACAATTACAACACACATCCAAAGCACTTTCTCCATAACATAAAGTTATTGCATAAAAACAAGGTTCGCAAGATTGCTGTGGTAATAAAACTCCATCTCTTAATTCTCTTACTATACCTCCTTGAGAATAAAATCCATTAGCAGATGGATAAATTAAATTTGCATCTTGAAATATACCTGTAGCTTCGCTAAAATTAGCTCCATTTAAGTAATAATTACCTAAAGCACAATCGCAACAAGGATTTCTATCATTATTTTCAACAAAACATAATTCAGTTAATGTAGCTATTCTTAAATCCCAAATCAAATAAAGATATGTACTGCCTGTATAAGGAACTATAAAGTCTGTGTAATACAAAGGAGTTGAACCCGAATTAGGAGTAGCTACCGTAGAAAGACCTAATAAAGTATTTATATCTCCACTTGTATTATCATAAAATCTTCCGCTTTTTAAATATCTAAATTTATTTTTAGTTATATTAAACACAAAATCATCAGGAAAAATAGCATTTGTAAATAATCTCATAGTACTAAAATTAGGAGGGAATCCTCCTGTTCCTACAGGTCCTGAAGTTATATTATATCTCGATACAATAGGACTTACTGTTCCACTTGATAGCTGTACTAAATTGGATAAAAGAGGACCTATAAATGTATCATTTGTATATCTATACTGAGTATGTATTGTTTGACCTGCCTCTGAATTGTTATTTACCACAACTTCAACTATATACAAAGTATCAGCAAGAGGACAACTTAATACTACTGAAACTACCATATCTCCGGTATATCTTAAAGTAATAGTAGCTGTTTCTACAGATATGTTATCTTTATTAAAATTTCCACTTCCATTACTATTTACTAATCCTGAAGAAGTTGAACTTCCATTATACTCAGTTAATATCTCAAGAGTCGCTCCTTCTTGAATATTTGTAAATATCCAATTTATAGCTGTTTGTCCAACAGAAGAGCCTAAATTAACACAATAAACCAAATCTTTAATAGATTCAGAACCTATAGATAAATTAAAAGTTTGAGATGTTCCACAAGATATACATTGAGGAGTTACAGGTAATGGTTGGTCATTCATAGATAACACATACTCATTCATATAAGGGTCAAATCCTCCAAGCTTTTGATAATTGAATGATTCATTGAATTTATCTCTAAACCAAGTTCTCATATTTTGGTTTGATATAGCTGTCAACTGTTCATTTTGGTCTTCTCCTCCTTTGAGTTGAATAACGGCTCCACGTTTAGCATCTGTAAAAAATCTATCGTAACCCCACTGAACATAACTCTCAGGATTAAAACTAATACCATACTTTTCAGTACGTGCTATTTGCGTTCCTAATACTGCAGGAGTAGCTGTAATTATACCTCCGGCACTTGCATCCGATAATAAGTTTTTCTCCGCTAAAACGTAAGATATTTTATCTTCTTGTAAAGTAAGTACATCGGTATTTCTACCATCCAATAACATTATATCTCCGAATGATGCTTCGCAATGTTTGAAGTTTGATAACCCCATATTAAACTCGTTGAGTTTATTTATATTACTCTCTCCGTTATAAATTCCGCTATAAGTAATATCAGAGAATCTATCAGCTTCTTTATAGTCTTGAGCAGCAACAGTAGTAACTCTTTCTCCAAAATTAAAAGACCTGCCTATAATTGAATCACGTATCTTATAACTTTCTGCTCCATTTCCAAAAGCAAAACAATTGTAAAACCCTGTATCTATAATTGCAGCTTGTCCTATATTAATATCTTGATTTTGAATATTTCCTTCGTGATTACCATTGGCATCAATAGGAAGAGATAAATTGTTTTCAAAAAACACATCAGGCAAAGCATCAGATGGTTGAGTTTCAAATATAATAGTACTTATAGCTCTATAAACTGTAAATTGCATATCAACAAACCATCTTCTATTATCAGCAGAAGCTCCTGAACAAGCCCACCCTGTAGTACAATTAAGCCAAAGTCTATTAGTAACAGGGTCTCTCTCAAATCTAAGATACATTGTATTAAAACTACATAACCCCGGAGCTCCCAAACCCGGTATGTATTCAAAAGCAGCTCCTCCACATACGGTATTAGAAGGACTTTCTAATGTAACAGATACATTATCTCCATTCCACCAATCATACATATTATCATAATCTCTTGAGGCGATAAATTGAGTACTAAATACGGCTTGTTGACATTCACAACTACTTCCAGTTCCTAATCTATTACCGTCTATAAAAATTTTTATTCTACTTCCTGCAGGAATAGAATAGTCTTCATATTCCCAAAGTGGATGCAAAGGGTCATATCCTACAGTTCTTTTAAGATTCATAGGATATTGCCCTAAAGGGCAACTATGGTCTCCAATACCTGCATAAACAAGAGGTCTTTCTAACCCCGGAGATACAATTGCATCAGGGTCTATAACAAGATTAAAAGAACTAGGGTTTAGTTTTATATAAAGTCCTGCTATTACAGTTACATTCTCTTTTGGAGTTATAAAATTATCCGCTTGAGATGTTTTCTCAAGAACAGTTGTGTATGTACAATTTATAGTAGGACCTGATGTGTCAGACTTAACCACTAATCTATCTCCGGTCTCAACTTTTCTCATATTCTCTCCCTCAATAAGAAACCAAACATTATTAGTATTAGGGTCTGTAAAAAAAATATTTGAGTAAATTGTTTCGTAATTCTCGTTATCAGGTTTGATTACAAATTTATACCTTGTAGCCCAAACAGGAGCCCTTTGAGTAGCAGGTATTGTAACTTGTATTGAGTTCTTGTTTGCAGAATTACCACAAGGTACAAATACTGTGTTGTTAAGACTCACTAATGCTGTAGTAGAACGATTAAATTCATCCATATATACGATACCAACCTCATATCCTCTATTGCTATGCAAACTTGAAGGATTAGCTATTTCTTGATATACAGCTTTTGCAAACGTAAAAGAATAATACTCATAAACTCTTTGAGTAGGAGTAGTTAGATTATCAACATACTCCATAGCAGGAATTTGCAATCCAATAATATTACTTGAAGGAGTTGAAATTATTTTAACAGGTTGTAGTATTGCATTTATACCGCTTCCATATTTATAAAATGCATCTAAATTATTTGGTAAAAAACAATTTATTTGGTCTGTAAAAGTAGTACCATCGCAAGATGTTAAAGTTCCCGGAATAGAACTATAAACAGGTTTAATATTTGTTATTGTACCTATAGCTTGTTGAAACTCAAGACTTGTAGATAAAGCATATACTGACGGATAATCAACACTTAAGTTAAAAACAAAGTTTAAATCAGTAAAATTTGTTGTTTCTGCAGGAGGAGTAGCACCGCTAAAATCAGCGTGGTCTATAGTCATACTTATTGTTATAGACGAACCTGCTTTTAAACTCAATCCTGTTAAATCAAAAGTTACAATAGACGCATTAATTGTTTTATTTAATGCTGTTGGGTCTATATTATAATCCCCATTTCCTGAACCATCAACAATACTTGTTTGTCCTATAGGTTCAGATATTAAAGATGTAAAATAATCAAATTTTACAGGCACTCCATTTTTGTCAATTAAGTCATAACCTTCAACATAATTACCATACATCAACCTATTGCCCATAATAGTTTGAGCTTTAGCAAAACGAGGAACATTATCGTAAAGTCTTAAAATTTCAGCTTCATTTAATACTGTAAATATTTTACTATTATTAAATGAATATTGCTGTATTTGATTATCTCCAATACCTAAATTGGCTTTGTCAAGTTTCTCAATAATTTTAATTATATTCTTGTTTGATTCTTTAAACAACAAATCAATTCCAACTACAAGAGGACCTCCTGAGTTATAATTAATTATTGCTGCATTACAATAATTAACCATTCCTTCATTAAGCATACTATTCTTGCTAAACTCAAAAGGCTGAGGAACAAATGCAGGTTCTGACCATTGAGATGTAGCAGAATACTCTCCATCTACATATTTGTATCTGTAAGCAAAACATATAAATCTTGTTTCTAAGAAATTCTCTTGCCCATTTGTTTTTATAGGAGTTACAGACGGAGATTCAGTAGGCGGTTTTTTTATTACAAGCAAAACCTCTGCTGAAAATTGGTCAATATTTCCAATCGGGTCAGGATACCTATTAGTGGTAGGTCTTATATTTATAAATCTTGGAGGGTTATAATCATCAGTAAAGAATATTAAATTCTCAATAAGACTAATTCCTGTAATAAGATATTTAGGATTAAAATTTAATGTAGTATTTCTACCACCACCATCATCTATACTAATAACGTGATATGTTAATCTGTTTGTTAATACATTAAAAGAAACTATTAAATCTAACCTAGCTGTGGCTCCAACATAATAAAACGTAGGGTCGTGAACAAACCAATAGATTGTTTCATTAGCACTATCTTCAATAGCACCAATACATCTTGCATCAATGCTTAAAGGATTTCCATCTATATATGTTAATGCAGTCAAAGGTAAATTTCCCTTAGTATTTGTAATGACTCCTACTTCGGCATTTTCCGTTGACCCCATTCTTACATTCATAGCATCAACATATTCACCATCAGGCAATAGTCGTTGGTCAACAACTTTGTTCATTCTACCTGCAATAAAATTCCTTGTTATGTTTGCCATATTATTTTATTATCTTGTCCATACCTCTTAAATTCATTAAGAGTCTTCCCGGATGAATGTTACTGATTCTTATTTTTGCATTTCTTAGCAATGCCGTTCTATCTTTTCTTGCTCTTGCTATAACATATTCTTGAACATTAAACTTAGAGTTTAATATCTCATACTTGATAGCAGCGTAGATATATTGTTCAAACAACTTATTTACAGTAATAAGTGAGTTATCTCCTCCTTCCATACCATCAGATATATACTCAACAATACAAGTTTGTCCTGACATACTTGAATCAAAATTAATAACTCCTGCTTTTTTATCAATTTTAAAAGTAGGATTAAAATTTGCTGTCTCTGTATTTAAACCAAATGCAGTATTAAAACCATAATCAAAATACCACATACCATCCATATACCAACCCTCTTGACCGTGGAATTGATTGCCTTGGTTTAAGTAAATGCTTTTTTTTAACTTCATTAACCTATCGTAGTCAATATCAGAGTATTGAGGTCTAAGGATATTACCATTTTGGTCAAACAATATATTTGCTTGTTGGTCTTGTAAATAAGCATTAGACGATATAGCTTGAATGTTTTCTGTTAATGGTCTCAACCAACCGTCTTTGTACAAAGAAATGCGAACCCAGTTCACATAGTCCGAAGGAAGAATATATCTTAAAGAATCTGCAACACTTAACTCTAACACTTTAATTTCTTTAAAAGCATCATAATTAAGCTCCTGTATAGCTCTTTTTGCGTGAAAGATTACTTTATATCGTTCTTCATTATTTACTAATGAATGGTTTCCCGAATACATCAACAGGAAATTGTTAACTACATCATCTAAGCTGACATATTGATAAGACCCCCAATTTGCATCTTGAGGGTTATTTCCATTATTGTCATAGTATTCGTATTGAGATATATATGCCATTTCTTTTTATTTTTATTGTTGCATACTGAATGTAGGTTGTTCGTGTTGTTGTTGAGCAGTACCAAATGCAGATACTTCAAACTCTCTAATTTCAACTCCAAAGTACTCTAACATTTTTGTTACTATTTTGTAACCATCTTCATTTGGTAATTCAAAGTCTTGATAATCAAGTTGTGATTGGTCAAATACAGGTTCTCCACTTGTTAATGTTATATAGGTCCATTTTGGAGTTTTAGGGTATCTAAAATAAACTGCTTGTACTTGACCTACACTACTTATAGTATTTGGATATATTTTAATTGATTGACCTTCAAGAGTATATGATGGATAGAAATTTGATGGCTTTGTTAACGTAGAAGCATTAAGCATTGTTATTTTGCCAACACTAACTTTATCTGCTTCTTTAAATTCAGATGATTTTAATATTGTATAACCGTAAGAACTATTATTAGTTGGATTTATATTTGATGCTAAAAGTAATTTGGTATTTGATACTATTGATGAAATAGTAGTAGAAAGTCCAATATTTCTATCGATAACAATGTCTCCTACCGATAAGCCATCAGATAAAAAAGTAGCTGAAGAATCTAATAATTCTAAACCAAATGACATAAGTGCTGCGCCTTCTGCAAGTTTATTAGTATAGCATATTATTTTAAGTATATAATATGCATCATTACCTACAGTAGCAAGCGTAGGTACAGAGAAAATATTATTTTGTACATTTCTATCAAAATTTCTTAAATAATCAGTAACTAAAAATGATTCTAATGTTTCCGCAATAGGTTGCTCTACATCTGCATAATCTGTTCCTGATACACGTTGATTTTCAGCATTTATAACTTTATTATAACTACTAAAATATTCTTCATATATCTCCATTTGAGCATTAGCAGCCACTAAGTTGAAATCTGAAGGAGATATATATCCATAATTATTTTTATTTAATATGGATAATACTGTGTTTCTAACTTCGTTTATCATTTTTTAAATCTTTTTACAAATATACATAAAAAAAAGCACAGAAATAATTCTGTGCTAATTTTTGAACTGCTGATACAGCAACCTTATTTTTGCAAACTTGCTTCTAACATTTTAAGCGCATCTAAACCATCATCGCTAGTTAAGAAATATCCTGCTATATCATAAGGGTCTTCTCCAAAAGGAACTGATACCATCTTCTTTCTGTTAGTCGGTGTGTTGAACCAAATCTCTTTATCGTTGTTTCGCAATGCTAATAACTTCTCTTCAAAGAACAAACGAACTTTAGCTTGAAACTGTAGCTCAGGGTCATTCAATGTAGCCAAGAATGATTTTGGGTCATTTTTAGCAAATACCAATATATCTCTTTTTAATTCTGATGTAGAAATAGTAGAAGGGTCTTTACCAAACATTACTCTTGTGAGTATTTCAAGTTGTTCTAATGAAAGTTTTCTTGCTTCAACTAATGCATCAATCTCAAGGTCTAAATCTTGAACCTCTCCTACTGCATCTTTCTCTTTATCTACTTCAACGAAAACTCTTCCGTTTAAAGGATGGTAATGTAGAAATGCTTGTAATACAGGATTTTCTCTAGGAACTACTAATAGTCCATCTTCAAACATAATTGGCTCAATGATTGCATTTCCATCTTGTTCGTCTTCAAATGGAGACTTTTGGTTTATTGCATATCTAAGAGCTCTGTTTTGATTTTTATCTTCATCAAACCACATTAGTGGGAATCTAGGATGATTTCTTGATGCTAAACTATAGGAAAGTGGATTACCTATTGTTAATTTGTAAACTTTGTTTACTGGAATTATTTTTACTGCTGACATTTTATTTATGATTTAATTTGATTTAATAATTTTAAAAAATACAGAGCCCCACTAATGAGGCTCTGTTATTTAAACTATATACTATCCGAAACGGAATAATACGAAGTTGTTTGCACCTAAAGTACATACACATCTTTCAGACAAGAAGTTAACCTCCATTGCATCTAAATCAGATGTTTGAGCACCACCGGCAGAACCAGTAATCCACGTTTTGTAACGTCTATCCTCAGCTTCAGAAGCACGGTATCTTACGTGTAAGAATGGTCTCTTAGCGTTTTTACCCATAATTTGGTCATACACTGAAGTAGAACCTGCAGGAACTAAAAGCCCTGTAATTGTACCTGTAGCAGTAGATTTAGTTTGATTTAAACCACCTCTCATTGTTGGGTCGTTCAAATATTTCCAATCAGACTTGTAGAAATCATAACCTCTACGGAATCCTGTGAAACCTAAGTTTAACGCCATTGCAACATCATTGTCAAACAAACCAAATGAAGCACCTTGAGCAGGGGCAGTACCACCTGTTCCTGCAGTACCTAAACCATTCAATCCTGCTAACATATTGTCGATGTCAAAAGACAATCCACGATTTACAAACAATACATTTTCTTCGATAGCACCTTGTTTATCTAAACGAGAAACAATTGTATCCCAATCAGCTAAAGTAGTTGGTGTACCACCACCCCAAACATTTCCTCTTTTGTTTACAACATAGAAGATACCTTCAGAACCACCTTGTCCTGTACCTCCAAGGTAAGTAGATGCGCCTGAACTTGTTTCAGCAGGAACTGCTTCAATCATTGCAGTTTCAATATAGTCTTCAAAACGTAAACGAGTTTCGTGTTCTGATTTCAAATACCACAAGTAACCTGTAGCACCGTTTTCAGTAGTAACTTCAACCCATCCGATTTGAGCCATATCAGAACCATTAACAGAATATTTATCTTTTAAGATAATAGGCTTGTTAGAGAAGATTTCGTCTTCTGCTTCTAATGAACCTGACATTCCTGAAGTTCCTTTTTTAAACTCAGAACCATAAATAAATACAGTACAAGTACTATTAAGTGCAAAAGCCTGTCCTCCTGCTTCGTAGAAAGCTACTGTAAAAGTAGTTGCAGAATCAACAGTTTTAACGATTGCTTTGTTGTAAACACCTGTAGAGTTGTTTTGAATCAATACAGTTTGATTTGGTCTAATTGCGATGTAAGCAACACCTGAATCAGCTACAGTAAACTGAGCACTAGATGCTGCTGCTGCTCCTTCCGCATTTACGCTTGTGTATTTGATATGAAGACGACCTTGTTCTGCCCATTTGATTTGGTCAGAATTAGAAGGCATCTCTGCGCCAACCATTCTTAAGAACGATGCGATTGTACGATTTCCATAACGCTCAAATTCTTTTTCATAAGTATCAGGAAGATACTGAGTTAAGAAGTTGAAGTTAGTAATGTAATTTGTAATTGTAGCTACTTGCTCCGCTGCCGGTTGCAATTGATAAGTAGGCGAATTTAATAAAGCACTTGCCATTTTTTTTTAATTTAAAAGTTTATATTCGTTTTATACTGCGGATTTTTAGACCTTTACCTGAATCAGGATTTACCGCTTTTACCTGCATTCCATCCATCATTTTTGTAACTTGAGGAACTCTGTTTTCAGACATTTGAATATTTTTAATGCCTTTCATTGTTCCATCAATTGCATCTGCTTGTCCTTGTTCGTAAAAGAACTTTGCAAATCTTTCAGGATTCATAGCAACAGCTAATGACCTATGATAACCTGCTGCATCCTTAACTAAACCTTGCTCATCTAAAAACTTATTTATAAAGTTGTTAGGGGTAGCCTGTGCTTTTTTAAGTTCGTTAGCATCTCCGGGATTGAAAGTGATTCGCTTATCATTAACATTGAACTCAAAACCTTTGAACTCTCCGTTAAATACCTCATCAGTCTTTTGGTTAAACCAATTTCTTTTTCTTTCATTCTCCTCTTCAATAGTCTTCGCCTGCTTGGTGTATTGCTTATA